AAATTCCCTGATAATAGGTTTTCCCATAAAAATTTCCTCCTTAAATCACATAATGGTTTTGTGCTTCCTTTGAAGCTGCCGCATTACCGAAGCTGATGCTTTCAGCATTCTTAACATCTTCGGTCTTTTCATCTTTATTGCCACCGCCAGCACCTCCGCCCGGAACATCCTGACTCTTTGCAATCTCCTGTTCCTTCGCCTGCGCCGCTGCGGTTTCTTTTTCGGACATAATCTTTCCAAGCTCCGCATAATCAAGGCTTCCATCTTCTTTTACGATGGTCTTCGCCTGCTCAGCAGTGATTTTGAAATTTGTCATGGCCGCTTCACGCTGATCCCGAATGGCATTAGACTTCTGCATGTCAGCAATAGTCTTATTTGCTGCTTCCAGAGCTTTGTTGGCTTTTTCAATTTCGGTCAACTGCCCAGCTTCCAGATCATCCAGTTTTTTCTGAAGATCATCTGCTTTTCCTGCTTTCTCCCTAAGAGCAGCAATGTCTGCATTTGCTTTCTGAGTTGCTTTTCCGTAATCAGCAATGATTTTTTCAATGTTTTCTTCGCTGATTCCCATGGCCACTAAATCTTCTCTTTTCATGATTACCTCCGATATGCTTTACGTTTTTTTACGGTGCAACGACACCGATAGCATTGTTGATTTTTACGCTCACAACTTTGCGAATTTTTATAAAATAAAAACAGCCGCCGATTACTCGGTGACTGCCTTATTTGTTGGGTTTTGATTATTTAATTTTGCTACAATCTCTTGTGCTTTGCGCTCCTGCTCTTCTACATCATCTATGGTTTTCCACAGATTATCCAGGTATGGTTTTGACAACATGAATGTCTTTTCTGCATCTCCCCACAGACCAACGGTCTTAATAGCCACAATCGGGTGAATACCGCACTGTAAGAGCTGTAAGAGCGTCTGGGACTTGGTGTACATGTTATCCTGCGGACTGTGATTGATCTGGACTTCAAAATCCCGGATAGACAATTTTAAATCATTTCCAGATACCCGAAGAGTATTAAGAACAACTGTGGCAAGACGTTTTTCAGATGATTTTACAATTGGGTCTTTCAATTTTGCACGGGTTTTAGAGAAATCCCAGCCGTTACGCAATTCGACGGCTCCCTGCGTGTCTCCGCCGGTATTACTCTGCTTAGTAGGAATTGCCAGAATGGATAATGCATTGTCCCAAAGATCATCTTTTGCCACCTGGCATTGTGTCTGGTTAAGCTCCTGTGTCATAATGTCGACATCTGACTTGTTATCTTTGTTGATGGACTTAACAACAAGAGCATGGTTCATTTTCATTTTTGCAAACTGTTCTTCGTCTACATCGCAGTTTACAAATTTAATCCATGACTGAACAAACTGTTCAATCCCGTCCATGCGGTTTGATTGCATATTGTTGATCGCATCCAACATAGAAATGACAAGTTCAATGTCCGAAATACGTTCGTGATTGTTCGGATACTCTACAATCGGGATTCCGCCATAGGTATGTAGTTTTGATTTAACCACATTGCTGTCAACAATCTTAAATGACATAGTTTCGGAAAATGCCAGTTTGTAGTATTTTCCGTCCTCATCCTTCAATTCCTGCACAGCAAGAACCGGTTCTTCCGTGCTTCTGTTATAGATAACAAAAGTATTCAGCGGACTAGGTGCTGTGATTCTGAACGGAATTTCCCCTTCCTTAGACTGGATAGCTTTGAAAGAGGTGCCCGTAGCGGACTGCCATTCACCGGACTTAATGTCTTTTTCCTGCTTATTGGCATCCGTCATAAAATCATTTAACTCATCCACAGCATTATTGATTGCATCATCATCTTTCCTGCTAATGAATTGAACTGGCTCGCCATATGTCTGTCCTACTTTGAACTGGACAATCTCATACGCATGGTTTTCAAGGATTTTGTTTGTGATGTCCTCATTAGAAACCTTTGTACGGTAAAGTACCGGCTGATCTCCTTTGTAGTACCGCCAAAGGTATCTTATTTCTGATTTATTGCCATAAAAAACACCAATGCACTGTCCAATTATCCTCACCACATTGTCAGCTGTGATTAGTTCAGCGTCCGTATATGCAATTTTTCGTCCGTAATTTCCTTTTACAAGGTCTTGAAAATACATTGTGTTTCTTACAAAATCCATGTTTCCACCTACATATAAGTAACCCCGGAAGAACAATTCCTCTGCGGGATGTCTTTAATTTCTGTCTCTCCATTGTCCACGTAATAGACAACTCGTTTATTGCACTTCTTACATCTGCCAATTACTGGCATAGAAGAACGTCCGTCCCATGTAGCAACTTTCCTGCCACACCTGGGACAATATATTGTTTTTGGTTTGTGCTCCATGTTTTTCCTCATTTCTGCAAAAGAAAAGAGCACTGCCGTTTCCAGCAATGCTCTCTCTTACCGATGGGAGAAAAGTTTCTTAAAACTTTACAATCATATTGTATACCACTTATTTTTTAAAGAAAATATACGTTTTTATGCTATTTTATGCGTTTTGGTGCAGTTAATCCCCCATGTACAGGTATCCAAACATTTTCTCAAACGTATCAATGGCATTATCGTAAATAAAAAACGTCTGACGCTTTGATTTCTTGATTTCGACGCTAATTACCTTAAAATCTTTGTCAAGCACAAACCGCTTTGCAAGCACATCGTACATATCCGTATCCGGGATCTTCTCAATCTGCCGGACAATCTCCTCTCTTTTCCTGGAAAGAGTCCGCACTTCTGACTCCATATCAGCAATTTTAGGTGCTCCGCTGCCAACAATGTCTTTTGTACCTGAAGTCTGCACACGTTCTCCGCAGGAGAATGACGACATCCCGTATATACTTGCCCGTAGATTTTTGATTTCTTCAATTTTATTCGCAATCATGCGGTCATATCTTTTGATTTGGCCAAGATAATTCTTTGTCTCCATTACATCCTCCTAAATGGGTTTATTGCTGCTTCTGCTTTTGCCACGACCCCTGTTCTCATTTCGTTCTCGAACAATGAAATAGAGTCCGGCGCGTCATCGTGCGTTACTTTCCCGCTTCTCGTCATGGTTGTAAGTTCTTTCATAAACTTGTAATACTGGCTTTTTCTATCCATTTTTTTGAAATCACGAAAATAATAATCACGAATGATGTTATCTCTTGCATTTTCCATTCTCGTTATTTTGTTCGTACAATTAAACTTGAACCTCGCACTGCATCTTCCACCCTGTTCCTTTACAAGTTCCATTACATCACGGCCGAAGTATTCTCCGGCACTGTTGCTCTCGAATGTCACAGTCTTTACGTTATGTTTAACCAGCATATTTGCGCATTCTGGTTTAGTAAACTGGGTTCCTGCATTATCAAACACAACATCTACTATGTAGACCTCATTTCCGTACACATAACCGATAGGCATTGAGCAGCTATCTTCTCCTTTGTCTGCGCTATCACAGGCTGCCATGATTGCGTCTGGTTCTCTGTCTACTGGAAGTTCCTCAAAATAATTCAGTTCATTTTCTGCAAACATACGACCTTTGGCTTCGAATGGTTCCTGTTGGAACTCTGCAGCCCATGTTTCTTCAGATACAAGTTTTCGCTCTTTTCGGTAATAATCCGTTGTGAATATCTTTCGCAACCCTTTTTTATCCTTACGATAGATTTCCCAGTTGCTTTCGTCCGTTATTGGATCCAATGCCGGAACCGCAACTTCTCTCCATCTCCAGCCAAGTTCATCAGCCTTGGTCTGTAACGCTGTAATAGGGTCATATAGGCTGTATTTTGTTCCCTGGATAATAATGGGTGTGCCCTCTAGCCTACGTCCCAGAACATCATCCGTTACCTTTTCACACAGGAACTCTAATCTGTCTCTATTCCTTGCTTCCTCGTGGTTTTTTACGCAGTCATCAATATATACAAGAACATTTGCTTCTGTACATCCTACGATTGCACCGTCAATAGGTCTGCAAGTAAATGTCGGAAAGATATTCTTGCTTTTTAGATCTATCGAAAGGTTTTCCGCACTTTTGTATCCATCCTTGCTGATTTTTGTAGCTTCAGGAAAAACGCTTAAAAACCTTTTGTATGTGCTTTCGGTCTCAAATCCTTGCAAAAGACCACCGTAAAATCTCTTTACCAGTCCTTCTCCTTTACCGACAGAGAAAATACTTCCGTCTGGGTCTCTTCCTCCCATCATTTGTGCCAGTTTCAATCCGCCGGTTGTCTTTCCAGTACGTTTTGGCTGTGAAACCGATAGAAAATCCAGTTTTCCATCATAAATTTCCTGATACGCTCCTACTACCGGCTTCAAAACTTCTCTTCTTGGGAAATAAAACCTCTTCCAAGGATCTTTTTCATCTATTTCGATGTAATAAAAAAAGCTATCGACTAAATAGGCAGATTCATACATCAAGGTGTTGTAAAATTGTTCCAGAATTTTGTAGGACGTGTCATTTTCTCCTGCATATACTTCCAAATCAGCAACTCTACCGCCAGTCGTATTTTTCACATATTGAGCAATATAAGATTTTACTTTTGCTGATAGTTGCAATCCGTACTCTATATCGTGTTCTGACCTAAACGCAACTGCCAGAGCCTGTATATATGCCTCAATGACCGCTTCGTCTATTCCATTTCGCTCTATGTAATTTTCATATCCGTTTATTGTGGAAATCAGGCTTGAACTTGCCAATAGAAAAGCACCTCCACTCCAAAAAGCAAAGGTGCTTGTAAGACCTCTGCCTATAATTTTTCCAGGTTAGCGACCAACTCCATTTGTTAGCCGGTGATATATTTATTCGCATTCTGAAAGTCTGTCTTTTATAAAATGTTCCAAAACACTAAAGCCTTTTGGCTTATCAATTCCTTTTCTTGCAAGTTCTGCAACTATTGTTTCCATTTCTTCTTTTACTCCTTGATAAGCAATTTTCATTCCAGATTTTATTTCGTCCATTTGTTTTCCTTTCCGCTGATAATCAGCAATCATTGTTCTAATTCATCAATCCTGCTTTCAAGTACATTTATATACTCCCTCATTTTTTGTCCGTCCTTTTCTGAAAGGCATTCAGCACTAACAGTGCCTATTTTCCATGATATGTCCTTTAAGTATTGGATTGCATTTTCAACTTTGTCATCATCACGATTAAGTGCTTCACATAAGCACTTGGCAATATCTTTAAATGGTTGTGGGTGTTCTGCTCTGTCTAACGCCTCTTCAAAGGTGTAATTTCCCTTGTAATCCATAATAATGCCAACAGCTTCATACTTCCCAAGATTAACTCCTAAAAATCTGTCTGTAACTGTGTTCCATATAGCATACAGATTGTCTACATCATCTTGCAATGCAACTATTAACATAATCTCACTCCTTGTTCTCACTATTTGCTAGCTCTTTCGATTCTTCCACAAATATGCTGTGAATTTGGCTCTTCTCCGAGAGTCGTACAATCAATCATTTCCGGCTGGCTTTCCGGTATGCTTCGGCTCTCCAAATCTCGACACATATCTTTCTCTATGCTCTCAATTACTTCTGCCATGCTCATTGCTCATAAACCTCTCAAAATCATTACATTCATAATCAAGTGATGTATCGTTACCTTTTTGACATTTATAAAACGGATATTCTTCTCCTGTTTCTTCATCAAAAACACAATCTATATCGCAATATTTGCAAATTGAACAGTCCTTAAACATTTTCTTTCTTCATAAACCTCTCAAAATCTTCCATGCATTTACAACACAAGTCGTATGTGACATTTAAAATACCATTCTTTGTAATCGAATTTCCGCACAATATTCCTTTTTCAATTTCAGCACCGCACCTGTCGCAAGTGTGCCATTCTTTTTGATGCTTCATATAGTCACCTACTCACAAATCAAGTTTATTCAGATAATCTACTCCATTGTTTTTAAGTGCCTTGCTAATGCCGTTAATCATATTGGCAATGCTCTGTTCGACTTCCTTTATCTTTTCAACATTTCCACCACATTGAAACGACAAATAGCTTTTCTGCCAATCGCTTGCATTTGCAACTATATTGTTATGAACATCTTTTTGCGTAATCATTCTTCCACCAACTTTCTGCCGCAGATAGGGCAGTAGTTAATCTCAAATGCCCCTTCTCCGTATTCATTAGCGCTATTGTCATAGCGAAGCGAATAGGAGTAGCCAAATTTATTTTTTACTATATGAGCATTTCCATACGTGAACCCGTTTTCAATCCTTTTCTCTCTGCCATCGCAAAATTCGCACATAATCAAACCCTCGTAAAAATATCCAGATCGTAATTGTCCCGGATGTGGTCAACAACTTCGCCAAGTTTCTCTTTCACAAATTCATCCTGTGCAATGTCTGGGTGAGCGTAAAATGTGCAACTCCCCGGTTTTCCATCTTGCTGATACTTCCGGTAATCAAGTACCATTGTAAACAGCGGAATCTGTGTCAGGTTTTTCGTTCTATGCCGAAGCCACATGTTAAAAATCTTTCTTTTCATTCCTCTACCTCATTTTTATGCTCCCATAAACCGCCGACTATTTTCAGGGAGCGCTGGCATTCCGCTTCATGCCTTACCTCGGATGTACGTTGTTCTCGCAGTCCTCCGCCTCTACTACATTCCTCTGCGCATTCGATTTTTAAGTCAAAATCGTTGCCAAAACTCAGGTTCGCTTGGGTTTAATAGGTCATCGGCGTACCTTGTAACCTTATGACCTCATCCTACGGTGGGGTATCGAACCCCACTATCCCCGGATGCTTGTCCGTGGCATTTCCAGTTATGCTATCGTAGGCATCGTTGCAACAATGGTCTTTAGCGTGACTTACGCAAGCTCTCCAATTTTAAGTCCTGTCGGCTTTCCCAGACTGTTTCAGTCATATCTGACCGAAGCGCAGCGTGCAGGACTCGAACCTGCAAGGCGAATGAACGCCTGGCGGCTTAGCAAGCCGTTCCAATACCATTATGGGAACACTGCATCTTGATGGTGCGTTTTCTTAAACAACCCATCCATTACGACTGTCTACCACGCACCTGCCAAACAGTGTTTTTAGGGAGTTGAGTGAAATGGGGAAGAGAGGAATTGAACCTCCAATGTTTACCGCGTGGGAACGGATTTACAGTCCGCCGCAACACCGCCAATCGTTGCCGCTTCCCCAGAATTGCATATGTCAGCTCCATGACGTTTTAGGTGATATGCAAGCACCTGCCAGCCTTTACGTTGACGGCGAACTGAGACGATTGCGCCAAGGCACCACACTTTTGATACAATCGCCTGCTGCGATTCTTTTGTACAGGGAATGATGAAATCCACGGGTAACTACCGCAGCGAAACCCAAAACCCACCGAGCCGTGCGATGGCTCTTTAATCAGCTTTCCGCTAGTGGGTCTTAAAGGAGAAGAAGTCATATGAAAACCAATGACATCATGATCCGCTTTAGCTTTTGGTACGAATCTTGAATGGTTTTGCCTTCCATAACCAGTTGAAACCTTGTCTTTGTATAGCGTAGGACAACATCAACGCTTAGCTGAGATAGCCGGATTTGAACCGGCGAATGCAGGAGTCAAAATCCTGTGCCTTAGCCGCTTGGCTATACCCCATTATTTCTTTCGCTTACCCTGATGTTCCAACTGGCAAACGATCATAGCAGCTACATTTTCTCGTTGCTGTCTGATTCCATGCCCTTGCCGGAACAGTTCGCATTGTAGGACTTCCGAGCAGTTCTGGCATTCATCGTTGATTTCCTTGTTCCCGATCTTCACTTGCAGCACCCTCTTCCAGCTCAATGTATTTTCGGATATACCATCCTGCCTTTTTCACATCTTCCAGTCCGTTCTTCCCGCAGTGCCGGTAAAGATACTTGAACGCGTTGCAGATGCAGAAATTCTTAACAGCATCAATGCCCTGTGTTTCCAGCATGACTTCTATGCACTCGAATTTTCCTGTCTCATAATGCGATGGGTGATTTACATTATCAGCCATTATACGTCCCCCTCTTCCCGGTGAAGTGATCTTTCCACCTCAAATCCGTCTGGATACCGTGCTTTCAATTTCTCAATGTTCATTTCCATTACCGCATCCATGCTGGTTCCAATAGCTTCACAGGCCTCGGCAATCATCCACAGACAGTCACCAAGCTCTTTCATCATGTGTTGCTTATCTGCTTTATGTCCCTGGTATTTCTTTTGCAGGATTCCTGCTACTTCTCCAGCTTCACTGTTCAAACCAAATACTGCATGATAAAATCTGTCTGATTTATTCTCCGGCGGTATATTACACGTCCGCATTGCTAGTTTCTGGTATTCACTTCCGGTCATTTATTGTGCCTCTTTCCCCATTTCATAAATTCTTGAACAAAAATCAATGACTAAAAGAATTAGCCATATTGTCCAAACTACATAACACCACATAGGTGCATTGAGTTTCCACAGAATCCAAAACATGATTGGCAACTGTAACATAGCTATCCTCCTTAAGGTCTTTTTGTTTTTTCGGAAATTTGAGGGACTTAGTAGGACGGTTTTTCCGGCCCCGTCAGACCCCCTCCCCGGTGCTTTTCTGGTTGTTCAACATGTCGCAAAAGAATCATTTGACGACATGTTGTAAAAATATACTAGATATTGTGTGTCTATGGCTTTTGCTATACTATATCTAGTTTATCTCTGTGCTATTGTCGTTTTTGTCCATCTCAGGCAGACAAACAGGATCTTTCTGTCCCAGTTGCGGTAGCTGATCCGCCGTTAATGCTTGCGATCTCTGGCGGTTGCTATCTGCCGTGTATGGACTCGCCCAGCCGTGCCGCCTGTTAAGTATTGCAATAACTCCAACGGGATTAGCCTTGCCCGATGCAAGCTTATTTTCCAAGCTTTCCTCGTTGTATTTCAAAAGCTTTTTGTGAATCTCAGAACCCTTGCGGCTTAGTTCCCGCGGATTATAGCCCCAGTCATATATTGTTCCGTCAGGTATTCCAGTTAAATTGCTAAAACCTAGAACACTTATTTCTTTCTCATATTCCATGCATAAATATATATAATGATCACACACTCTATCTATTAGATCATAGTTATATGTATTACATGTACTATTCATGATGCAGTTGGTATCAGTTATAAGATTCTTGTTTCTAAACGCTTCACGGTCTCTAAATACTTCACGGCGTATAAACATAAGTGCTGCATTCCAAATGCTCTGACTCTCTTTTCTCATGTCCTCTATATTTCGCCTTTCGCAGTACAGGCGCAAATACATGTCTATATCTGTCTCAAAAAATTCTTGATCCGGTTGAAAGTCTGTTACTTTTTCCATGTTCTGCACCTCCTTCTGTAATTTCCGAGAAATAAAAAACGCCCGTAGAAAAGACCTGTTAAAGTCTAATCTACGAGCGTGTATCTCTTTGACTGCGTCCGTCCTTACTCTGTCCATCCTCTCGCGTTGATCGGCTCTTGTATCCCTCTACGGACTCTGGGAGAACCTGCGCGCCTCGGCTTAATTTAGTTATAATAATATCCATAATTTCTCAATTTGTCAATACTGTTTTATTTATCTACCGGGCTTATATACTGCCCTATATATATTTATATATACTACTCTTACCTCAGAAGACCCATAGATCTATAGACGTATTATATATTATATATACTTATAGACTGTATAAAAGGTTTATATTATTCGCGCGAGGACTGCCGGTTTTTGCGCACAAAAAGCAGACCTAAACCGGATTTTGATCCGATGGCCTGCTCTAGTTGTTGATCTATTTAGTTATCAATGTACAGCTCATACAATACGCCTATGAGTCTATTGGGGTGGCTTCTTCGGTGATTTTAGGATATCCAGCGTGGTGGCACATGTCAACGGTTTTTTATGTTGCACTTGTAACATTTTCTATTCTGCTTCTTTCCCCTCTCTGATCTGCTCTAGCATTTTCTGCACGGTCATTTTCACGCTGTCCGGGTCGTCTTCGTTCTGTTGATCTGGTAGTTGTTCTGGCTCTGGTGGCATCTCGTTAGCTGCTGCTTTCTTCTTTTCGTTTTCCGCTACACGTTGCCGCCATATCTCCATAATGTCGTCATCTGTCAACGGTTTCTTTTGCGTCTGTGCTTCTGTAGCGGTTGTATTTGCGTTTTCGCTGTCCGTTGGTGTATTTGCTGTCTGCTTATATTCCGGTGCCGTTTCTGATCTTTCCAGCTCGTCCAGACGATCAAGAACGCATTGCAAACAGAAAGCCGCCATGCTCTGACCGCTCAGCGTTGTTATACGTTCCTTTGTTCCCTTCGGTGCCTTGATCTGAATAATGTCGAATTTTGCGTTGTAGTTATTCTGCGACCGTCTAATATAATCCGGTGTGCTCATTGCGTTATTCCCTCCGTGTAAGAATTATTATATAAGAATTATAACATAGAATTTTTATATACGCAATATGATATAGAATTATGTATAATAATTATAATATAGAATTGTGACATAGAATTATGATACAGAATTCTATCATCCTGGCATAGAAAAACCGCCCATTTCTGAGCGGCTTTCCTTCTCAACTATGCGATTTCCTCAACTCTTGCTTTTAATCGTCTCAGCTCATTTTCTAAACGATTAACCCGGATCATGAGCATTTCTTTCTCGCTGTCAACCTTTAACGCTTCATCAAGTTTGCGGCTCAAGTCTAAATGACCCTCGGCGATTATTTTGATATTCTTGTTCGTCTCGTTCTCCAACGTCAGCTGAATGTCAGTAACTTTATCATTCAGCTTTTTAAGCTCCTCAAGAATCATCTTTGTTTCTTCTGTCATGTTTTCGTTCCTCCTTTTTCCTATTGCCTTTCGACAATATTATAATAACTTATTTTAGTTATATTGTCAATACTATAATTCAAGTTTTCCTTTTATTTCTTTTTCCTCTGCTGCATCCTTTTCGTAATATATTAAGTGTTCCGGCTGCATATTCAGAACGGCGCATATATTATTCAATGACTTCATACTTATATTTGCGTTATTTTCCTTTATTTTCCTCCATGTATCCTGTGATATAATCCCTGTTTTTTGTGCCTTATACGCTGTCATTCCTGCGGTTTTTAGTGCTCCGGCAACGTCAAACTTAAAACGAATCATTTTTGCATTTCCTCCTTATATTAAGATGATAATATTTTCATCGGAAAAAGTCAATTAAAAATAACTAAAAAAAGTTGTGTTTTATATTGACAATAACTTTTTTTAGTTATATAATAAAACCATCAAATAAAGAACCGGAGGAACATAAAATGAAAGAACTTGAAAGATTCAAAGAATTAGAAGAACTGCTGACAAGGGAATGCAAGAAATATGAAAACGATTGTACTACTTGCCCGTACAGAAAAGAGTGCGAAGAGTACGAAAAATTATTTCTAGCATATAGTGAGGAGGTCTAAAAAATGGCAAATCTATATCAGATCAAGGACATCATAAAAGAGAACAAGGACGGCGATTTTCTCGCCATCTGCGAAAGTGGAAATCACTACGAATGTAAATTCGTTGCGGAATATAGGGCAATGTTTTTCGCTATCCCATCAACCGAGAAAATTCTTGGATACGGGAAAATCATAGCAAAGAATTAGCCGAAACGCTCCGATCTGGAGCGTCAGCCGTGGGACAGCCGCCCGGCTTGCTTTTACCCGGAAACGGGAAAATTTGAAAATATGGAGGAAATGAAAATGGGAAAAACAAATATTGATATGTGGTATGGAGACAAGCCAGAACAGGTGACAGGATTAGACATATATTTTAATGATTTAGGCGGGTTTTATTCCGGCAATCTTCGCATTTTTGGGAAAATTGTTGGCGATTATTACGCCGACAGCGTGCAAGACATAGAAAAAGCATTTCCGCACCTTGCAAAAAATATTGAAAACTGTTTGAATTAGCCGCCGCAGAGGATGCCCGCCGGATCACTACCGGCGGCGGTTTTATGAAATTGAAAAGGAGAAAGAAAACATGAAAGAAAATAACTATGTCTTACACATGAAAAACGGCGTTGAGCTTGTGACAGAATCGCAGGCGATCAACAACGCGCTGGAGCAAGAAAAAAGCGGGATTTCTCCGCGTTATGCGTTCCGGGACTGTAAAACAGGCGAAAACCTCACGCCGCCCGGTTGGCTTGTATGGTCAACCTTTTCGGACGGGTGCGGGGTTGTTTACCGTCGCCCAGATGGCAAAATGATAGTTACAACCGGTTTCCCTGGTGATTTTGTAGTTGTTTAGGGTGGATCCTGTCCGCCCTTTTTCCGCTACCCGGATAATGTCCGGCGATAGACTCACGATCTAATAGCGGCATAGCTGCGCATTACTGGCAGCCAAACAAAAAGCACTTGCCCGGATCCCTGCGCCCGTCCGCAGATCTGGAGCAAGCCGGGAACCTGTCAACCCTTTCACCCTCTGCCGGAGTCAGGCAGCGCAAACGGGCGGCGATATCGTCCAGCAAAGCGCAGATCTAACACCCTATCAGCCGTGGGACGGGACGCGGACGGGTGGCGGGTCGTGCTATGCAAAAATTTGGAGGATCTGGAAAAATGATCAGAAGCAGAAGCCCGCCGGGCGTGTGCTTGTTGACGGTGCGCGCCGATAGTGGTATATTAAAAATATTCATAGCATTCTTTCACCCCGGTTCCGGTGTTAATGTTGCCGCATTGCACCGGGGGAAAGCCGGCGTACTGTTCAGCTCGACCTTCTCACCTTCCGTGACAAGGAAATTTCAAAAAATTTTTCGCAAAATTTCACCACTTTTTCACCGACCCTGTAACCGATTTTTGGATGAGAAAACGAGATATAGGGGGGTATTTTTTTGCCGTGGAAATTTTTGAAAAAACAAAAAAATCTTTGCATTTTTATGCATATTTTCTGTTTAAGCTTCCCATCAAATCATCCAGTAAATAGATCAAATCTGTTCCGTAAAGGCTTACCCAGTCTGCCAGATATTCTTCCTGCTCCATTGGCATATGTATGTTGAAAGAAAAGCAGAAACAATGGCAGAGTTCGTGTGCCGTCACACGGCGCAGAAATGCCCCTTTAAGCCTGTTTGATAGGTAAACCGTAGAAGTGTTGGCATCTGTCACACCAACGCTTTGTGAGCCGTCAGAGCGCGTCAGGAATGGACTTGTAACTGGGACAAATTCTATATTCCAACTATGACCGTTGATTTCAAACATAATTGCACCTCAAAAAGGGTGATGCAAAACCGCACCACCCTGCACTTTTACTGGATTTTCTGCATGATAACTTGCAGTTTTTGCTTAAGAAGAGCTTTTTCCTCTGATGATGCATCAGAAATCACTTCCGCAATGTCAGAACCGATCTCACGCATATATTTTTCCAACTCTTTCATTTTGTGTTCCTTGTCTTCTGCCGTGTTGCCACGGTGAAGTTCTTTGCTCTCGGTATAATTACGCTTTGCCATATCATACCGGCTTTCCATGTGACTACCAGAGTCATAATTCATCGACGGCTCTGTGTAGTACATTCTGCCAGAACCTCTGTCCATATCACGGTAATTTTCCATGTTCCGGTACATCTCCGGTGTCATGTGGTAGTAGGGCGGCTCCTCATATCCACGACGGTATGTTCCGCGTCCTTTCGGTGCAAATCTTCCATCTGCATACCGGTAATGATCGTAAAACTTCCGTCCATCTCCGTAACGGTCAAGCATTTCCATTACATCTTCTGCATCAAATTCCTGCATGGCTTTTGTCAGCTCCCGATAGTACATGGCTTCCGACAGATCTTTCATCATGTCTACGACCTGTCCCATCTCGGCAGTATCAATATTTTCAATTCCAGCATCAAACTGCTTCTCTGCACATTCAGCCAGCTTTTCGATCATGCAATACATTCTTTTAACATCCATAGCTTTTACGCCTCCCTCGTTACAACGATATTGGCATTTGCTACTTCAATAGCTTGCGTACTGGTATTTTCAACCGCAATGTTCACGCAACATCCTGCCGGTACATCTACATAGATTCCAGCGGACACGTTGTTATACTGCGATACTGCTGCCGGTGTACTTCTCATCTGTGAGGAAAGGACCGGTTCCCCACTGATAGCGATTGCCAGAGAAATTTCACCTGCTGTTCCACCTGCCGGTACTGCGATATTTGCGGAAAACTCCACAAAATATCTTGCACGACACTGGTTAGTAAGTCCTCTTAAAGTGATGATTCCGGAACCTTCCCGGTGTTTGATGCAGTTTCCTGCTTTTACCGCTGTGTTTGAAAAAACCACATTCCCGTTCTGCGCTACTTCCTGAGCAGCTACAGTTACAAATTCAGCCATAATATTTACCTCCATAAATGATAAGGGCAGACTGTTAAGCCTGCCCTGTGTAATTCTGCTATGCAGACATAACCTGTTTGGTTAAGTTACAATTATTCTGTTGTCAGCATCCGCAGCCAGTGTTGCATCCGCAGCCTGCATAACCATAAAGGTTAGATGCCGGATATGACGGAACTGGTGTCGGACGTACCGCATCAATGATCTGTTGTGTCTGAGCCACCATCTGAGTAGTGAGAAGTGCGCTCTGACGGTCCTGAGAAGCTGCCCGGCGAAGATCACTATTCTCTGCCTGAAGAGCAGAAATTTTCTCCTGGCACAGATAGTCAAGGATTGCACGAGTTCCTGCATTCTGGCTGTCGATGATGTCTCTGGTGTTGCTGTTCATTGTGTTCTGCAAAGCGCAGGTATTCTGTGCCATGTTGTAGTTTACACCCTGAATAGCTTCACGGGTTTCGCAGCAGCAATTTGCAATCTGTGCCTGCAAAGCATTGGTGTTCTGCATATTGGCAATGGTATCTGCATTGATTGCCTGCTGGATTCCAAATCCGGTCTGCATGATGTTTGTGTTGATTCCATTGAATCCGGTAAGCATACCGTTATTCACGGCATAAAAACCATCACACAATCCATTAGAAATTCCGTCAAGTTTGCTGATAACCGCCTGATTATCAAAACCACGCTGGATGTCTGCCTGAGTAGCTGCTGTTGCTACATAACCACCGCCGTTTCCTCCGCCAAATCCTCCCCAGCCGTTGTTTCCCCAGCCAAAAAGAAGTGCGAATACGACGATGATCCAGAGCCATCCGCCGTCTCCCCATGCTCCACCGTTTCCATAACCACCTGTGTTAGCAGGCATTACCGGCATCGTAAAAGGTGTGTTGTTGCCATTAAACATATTAGATTTACCTCCGTAAAATATATTCATAAAGAGGTTTCCTAGGTTTTGTGCACAAACCTCTAATATGCTATCAAAGATTAAATTTGCTTTTTATCTGCTGCATTACTTCATCTGCATTCAGACCTTTTTCTTTGCACAGGTTTCTTGCCATCTGCTCAACTCCCTGTGCATCCCCTTTCTGCATAAGTTCCACGGCATTTTTAGCCATTGGATTGCTCATGATCTGGTTGTTTCCCATAATGTTTTGCATAAACTGCTGTGGATTTTGAAACATCTGCATTAAATTCATCGGATTCATTCAGATTCACCATCCTTTTTCACTGTGGCAGTTCTTCCTTTTGTTCCCGGTCTTGCTATTGACAGTTCCAACCGATCAATCTTTTCGGAAAGCTCGTTGAAGCGTCTTTCAAATACCTCTGTGACGTTCTGCACGAGTCCAGAAGCCATTTTATCTGCGTCAGCTTGGACTTCTTTGGGTGTATTTGGTTGAACCGGTTTATAGGTCAATGTGCGTATTGTTCCATCAGCACACCAACTTTTAACATAGATTTCTGACAAGTCCTGCTTTGGGAAGAAAGCTGCTGATCCATCCATCGGGACGCAATCAGCCGTCACGTTTTCGATTGCCTGCACGACCATTCCGTTAAGTCCCCTTGGCATCTGTTGCACCGGTGGAGTCTGTTGCTGAACCTGCTGTGCCGGAACTTCCGGCTGCTGAAATCTCGGCTGCATATACGGAAGATAAGAATTTACACCGTATTGCTGCTGGCCATATGGCATCTGAGGATACATATTATTCTGATACGGAACTGGCATCTTCTTTTACCTCCTCCAAAACTTTCTCTATTGCATGAATGACTTCGGATTGTGTCTGTAAATCAAGCCTCTGCAATTCTTTCCGGGCAAAAATCTTTTCTAAAATTTCATCTGAAAACATTCTTTTCTCCCTCCTTCTGCTTATATTTTGGCATAAAAAAAGAGAAGAAAATTTTCGTTTTCTTCTCATAATATTCTCAATTGCATAAGGCTTTTCGGTGTACCAATTACTGTACCAATTTTTATTTTTTTATAAATAGTTATAAATACTTATGTAATGTTAAATTCTCCAAAAAACGTTGATTTTTCAAGCTTTGTAGGCTTTTGAAAAATTATAAAAATTTTTGTAAAAATCCCCTCCTAACAACGATTCCTAATTTCATTTTCTCTATTTCCTCCTAAAATACCTTGATTTTCAAGGATTTTTCTTTGTTTATTTTTACTAGTGTACCAATTACTGTACCAATTTTTTTCGTTCTATACTACTTTAAGAGCTTCTGCGACAAGATCCATCTCTTTTGTTTTTTCTTCCTCTGTAGCATCCACATACAAATTCATTGTGATCCCTATGTTTGAATGTCCAAGAATTTTTTGCAATGTCTTCGGAATCATACCACCTTCGATACATCTGGTTGCAAATGTATGCCTTAATATATGCATGCAAAATTTTCTTATCTCTGCTTTATCGCATATTTTAAATAAGGCAGTGTCATATGTACTGTTTTTAACTGGCTCCCCTTTCCGCGAAAGAAAAACTTGATCTCTCCATTCAATATTGATAACTTTAATTTTGCTATTCTTTTCTTTTTGATCTTTAAGGATTCTAATAGCTTCATCCGTAAGAGGAATTGTCCTATAACCGGACTTGCTTTTTGGCGGCCCAACTCTCCACTCTCCTACCTTGTACCTGTATTCCATCGTCCTGGATATTGTAACCGTTCTTTTTCCGAAATCAATATCATACCACTTCAGCCCTACAAGCTCTCCTGTTCTCAGCCCTGTTTGAAGCATAAATTTGTATTGATTTTCATAACTTTGTCCTGCCGCTGCCATTAAAAATTTTCTTTGCTCATCAATGGTAAGAGCAACTTTTTTTTCGGATGGTTTTCCAATGTCACTCTTTACAGATTTTTTACATGGATTACTTAAAATTACATCATTCTCTTTTGCAAATTCAAGCATGTTATAAAGAGTTATCCTTGTCTGATAGATTGTAGTAGTCTTATATCCCTGCTCGGCCATATCAGAAAAAATTTTCTGGCAGTGAATCGGTTTTACTTCTGAAAGAAGTTTTTTTCCTATAATTCCTTTAATATTTCTTTCATACCTTTCGGAATAATTTCTAACCGTGTTCGGCCTTACAGTTTGCTTCTTTATACCGATCCAATACTCATACCATGTATCAACAAGTATGTCAGAAGCATTCTCTATATCACTATGTTTGCTGATATAACTTGCATCTGCAATCCATTGCCTGCATTCCTGCAATTTTTTGAATCGCTTGGTTTTTCTAATTCCAAACTTATCGGTAAATCTTGCAACATACAATTTATCAGATTGCTGAGAAATCCCAACACCAAGCTCTTTTCCCTTCAAGTCTTTTCCCACGTTTCGCCTCTCCTTTCTTTATGAGAAAAGCCTTATGCAATTTTTTATATTATCACATAAGGCTCTAAAAGTCTACAATTCCACATTCTCAGAAATGTATTTCTCAAATTCTTTTCTTTTAATCAACCGCTTTTTTCCGACAAAAATTACAAATTTACATCTCGGATCATTGGAAATATCCCTTATTTTATTGATTCCTATGTTGCTGTACTCAGCAGCTTCTTCTAAAGTAAGTGTCACTTTTTCCCATATTGGAACTTTTACGCTCATTTTATTATCTCCTACCTTTTCTTTGATTGAATGAATCCTACGGCATAGTGTAGATTTTGGAAGAAACGTTTCTAAACATATTTGATCCAAGCTCTTTCCGCGACAGAGCATATGGAAAATCGCTTCTTCCTCTTCTGTAAAATTGGTTTTTTTAATTATAAGATCAACTTCCGGCTTACTTAGTCTGCTGAAGTTCGACCTCATAAGCCCTCCTGTTTCTGTGTAAAATCATGTCTTTTTCAAGGCAGATTCCACACTTTTTTCTTCCTGGAACTACTTTTAGTTTTCCGCATCTGGTGCATATACCCTTTGATACTCTTTCGGCATATAATTTGTTTTGTGTCTCACGAAAACGGTTTCTGTACTTTTCCTTTTGCTGATCGGTTGGTGGATTCTTTATGCCATACTCCCAGTGATACTCTCTGCATAATATGCATTGTTTCTCGTCTCCATACAACTTTTCTTTATGGCAGGCCGGACAAATTCCGTTTTCCTTACAAAATTTTTTTGTTTCACTGCGATATTCTCTTTCTTTTTCCAAACACTCAGAACAATAATGTCCATCTCTATCTAGCGGTTTCCCACATCTAGGACACAGACCGCTTTCTTTTCTGCTTTTATATAGTTCCGCACTTCGTTCCTTTTGGCTTTTCATTTTATATCGGAGTAAAGCCAGCTTTATTGTCCGGACAAACCTCTTCACTCCTTCCGATATTTATTTTTCTTCTATGCTATATGCATTGCTTTCTATTCCATCCAATTTCTGGTTTACCCGTCCTATAAGTTTTCTGATATTCTCCGGCATCTTCGCAACCGTATTCTCCCGTTCAATAATTGTTCGATAGCATCTGACAAAATGGCTACTCACTACACTTTCATTATATTCTGTGTCCATTGCCCAAGCGTATAACTGATTTGACGAACCAACGGCTTTCTGCACAGATTCTGGCAGCTTCTCATACTCTTCCCGGCTATTGTAAGCACTCCTTCTGATAGCCTTACTCACCAACGCCCATGCTTCCATTTCATTCAAATTTTCCGGTTTAGTGAGCAATTGAATTTTTTCGACGATCTGCCCAGGCGATGGAGGAAATCCGCTGGCGTTTTCTCTGACAAATGCCACGAATGCCGCCTGCACAAGCTTCCAGTCAAAGTCCTGCAACATCATGTGCCAGACATTTACCGCAGCTGTTTTACTCGGAGGATTGTAATTCTGATATGCTGCCTGCATCATTGCCAGAAAATTTTGTGTCTCTTCTCTAGTCATCAGCTATCCCTCCACTCGCCTAAAATATCCTGTTGCCCTTTTGGTCTAAAGACTTTCTCTTTCTGGTTGACATATCCTTCAAACTTAGTGCAAAACAGCGTTCCAGGCTTCAAAAACTGTTCAAACTGCGTCCCTTTCCATTCTTTTGCTTTTTTGTCGATCACGTTTTTGAAATCTTCCATTGTATATCCTTCGGAAAATCTGGCATTTATGTAAGACTGCGTCTGCTTGTTATTGTACTTGTATCTGGTTCCGCACACCTGATTCAAATAATCAACAATTTCCTTGATCTGCTCTAATGTAACGCTCTTTTTCTTCCGCTTATCCTCTTCTTTCAAAGCAGCAATTGCCAAATCAAGAGCCTCATTATGCATAATGCATAGCTCTTTTGACGGATTAGCCGGGCTATCTGGGTGCAAATATTTTGTTTTCAGATATTCAATAGCTTCTTTCTCTTTCATAATCAACTTCCTCCAGTTCATTCAAAGCGCATCGGCTACATAACTGCATTCCGTCCACTTTGTATAATTTTTCTACTTCATTCCCACACTCGTCACAGATCAGCACTGCCGTATGTCTTCTAGGGCAGCTATCTCCAAGGCAAGGATATGATTCCGTTGCACAACCACAGCATTCATCTCGTTCGGTTATCACTCTGTATTCCCTTCTTTCAACAATTCCTTAATCTCTGCATTTGAATTATTAGCCTTATGCACACATTCCTCACAAAGTTCGCTGTTTTCAAAGTAACAATTATTGCAACCGCCAAAACCACTTCCGCAATAATCTTCACAAGTTGAAGTTCTTACTCCGTATTTTTCTTCTTCGACAATTAGAGGACAGTGTCCGCTTGAGCAGGTGTAATTTGTGTAATAGTCATTCATTGCCCTCACCCACTTTCATAAACACAAGCCAGTGCGTATCAGCTCTTTTGTTTCCGAATATAGGCTTGTAATCTATACTTTTTAATATCTCTGATAACTTTATCTGCTGTTCATTCCATTTGAAGACAAGCGTTCCGCAAGGTTTAAGTACCCTCATGCACTCGCTAAAGCCTCTCTTAATATCACTTGACCAAGTGTCTGTTAATTTTCCGTATTTCTTGGCCAACCACGAATTATCACCAACCTTAATTAAATGGGGTGGGTCAAATACAACTAAATGAAATGTGTTGTCCGGGAAGGAAATATTGCGGAAATCCCCTATGATGTCCGGCTTTATTTCTAGCTTGCGTCCATCACAAAGGGTATCCTCTAACTCTCTGCAATCCATAAAAACTACATTGGGATTGTTTTTATCAAAGTAAAACATCTTGCTTCCACAACATACATCAAGAATTGGTTTCACCTTTTCCCTCCTTCAGCAATTCCTTAAACTTCTCATACTGCTTCTGTGACACCTTGTTGTTAGCCTTATCCGCTCTCAATTCGATTTTAAGGTGTTTTTCTACTATAGACGATAATTCCCTAGCCATATTCTTTCTGCCCTGTTGTATGCCCTGCGAGTACGTCTTAGGCTGCTTGTACTGCCCTGTTACCTGTTTCCCTTTTCCTTGGCTGCCCGCTGTGACGTTATACATTTGAAAACCTTTATCCGCAAACGATTTAATAGTTTCAACTTCCTTATCATCCAATTCTGACTTAGGATATGTCCTGTAATCCAGTTTCCAGCCGTATGGATTTTCATTACTGTAAAATCCGTGTTTTTTAAGGCTTAATGCTATATGGTCATACTCTCCTAAATGTGACGCGCATCTTTCCAGCAGATTTACTGCCTGTCCGCAATAAGCTCTCCTGATTCCAGCTTCATCAATCCTGTAAAATACATATATTCCACTGGAATTAGGGATGTCGGGACAAATTTTCTTAATTCTTTTTTCGCGCTCTGCTTTCATTGCAAACACTTTTCTAAAATCCTTTGTCAAATTCTCACATCCTTATCATTCTTCCTGATTTCAAGGTTAAGTCCGCATTCCTGACGGAGAACTTCGATCTGGTCGTCCCATGTGAAATAATCATCCATCAAGCATTCTGCCTGAAAATTAAATTCATGAATAAATCTGTCTAGTCTTGTTCTCCCAAAACCAAATTTTTCGTGAAGAATATATGCCGATAAAATAGTGACTGTATCAACTGTGTTGTTCTTTATCCGCATAATGCATTCATTCATGGCAGTCTTGCTGACGGCACACGGAAGATCAACAATATTCCTCATCCTTAATTCTTCCTCAAGTCCTTCAACACCTTTTGATTTGGCAATTCGTAGAGCCTGTGCCATGCCCTCCATTCTTGCCCGCTCCTCTTTATTTCGTGACATCATGCATTCTCCCAGTTCAACTTCTGCCCACAGCACTGGCAATAATCCCATCTTGCTGTAACTCCGCAGCCACATACAGGGCAATATCCAGCTTTCCAGATATAGCTTGTTCCATATTGATTTTTCACAAGTTTCTTTCTCTGCTTCTCCATAGCCGCCCGGCATTCTTCCACCGTACCGATTTTCCTGTATTCATCCCACATGGCCGCTTCATCGTATGTAAGGATTCTGGCATTGACCGGATCTTTTCTGCCAGGCTCCCGGATTATTCGTTCCATTACATCCACCATATCTTTCAGAGTCATCTGATCTCCATAGATGGCTTTTACACGGTCTGTTAATTCACGATACTCCTGCATATCCCTCGGTAAGATTTCTGCTTCATTCCCCTTCATTGCTTTCCTCCAACAGTTCCGGATTATCAATCCGTTTCCCACGGAAAAGAATCTCTCTCATAGCCCGTTCTCCTTCTCATACTTTCTAATCTTTTCTTCCAGACGTTTTATTCGTTCATTTTCGTCTGTTTTTAAAACAATTGGCTCAAAATACTTGCAATATTGCTCATGAGTCTTTAATTTTGTTTTGCTAGTTATGCCGCACACTCCTGTTCTTTTTGCGTAGTCCAAACAGCTTTTCGCATACTCATAATTGTCTTTTGTAATTTCCTGTGGAAGTGCCCACTGCATCAGACAATCGCATTCACAGCACTTTACTTTTTTGCTCATACTTTGTCAAACACTCCTTTGAACGATTCCACATCAACATACAATTTCTTGATTTTTCCACATTTTTTGCATTTCAGAGTCAGTTCTCCATCACCCGGCCACATACAGTAAAAATCGTATATGTGAGGTTTACAGAGCATTTTGATCTTGCACCCAGCTTTTCTCCATCTTTTGAAGCTTTCCAGACTGCATTTAAGTAATATGTATGCGACATAGAGCACCCAACCCATGCCTATTCCGGAAAAAATCTTAATCATTATCGTTTACCTCCTGCGGTTTCTCACACCGCTCAAACTCAATCACCCAGACCCACGGGTTCGCATCCCAGCCGTAACTGTCAAGGCTCTTCTGGTTAATGCTGTTCCACAAATTTTCAAATCTTTTTCGGTAGCTGTCACAGTACGGGCAGTCAACATCCATATGTCCAAGTGAATGAACATCTACAGTGCCGATTATTCCTTCTCCTTTGCACAATGGGCAATATGCCTTATCAACTGGATAATCCAAGCTGTCTGGCATTCCCTCGGCTTCTGCACCATCCTCTGTAATATCCTGCAACCGCTCCACCCGTACATCCGTAACCTTAAGCCAGATACGTGCGGCTTCTTTCGGCATGTGGATGGATGGGTGCCATTCTGGTTCACTTTCCGCCATAGATTCATACATCTTTTCAAATTTTTCATCTGGGAGATGCACTTCTCGACAGCCTTCGTTTTCCTGGTCTTCAGATGCTCGATATACTATATAGGCCATCTTGCTTTCATCGTCCATATTGCTGATACCCCATGTTTCTCGAACATACAGGAGGTCACCCGGCTGATACGGCAATTTGTAAAATCCTTCGCCGTATCCATCGGCATACACCCCTCTACAAGATATATATCCTTTAGGAGTAAATGCTGTATATCCCCATAATGCATCATCTGGAATAAATCCTTTCGCAATCCGCCGTGTGCAGGTCTTCCGCCCGTCCAAAATCGCCCGAACCATTTCGGTGTTAAATAATATCGGTTTAATTGCCATCTACACCACCGCCTTTCACAATTTCGATTGCTAAAGCTATAGTCTGTTCTTTTTCAATGTATTTCAGTCTTTGCGCACAGTCATTAATTGACAAACATAGTTCTGATGCTCTCTTCTTTCCTTCTTCCAACTGCTCCACAACCTTGTCCACATCGTAGGCGGTCGGCATATTGTTAATCACATCTTTTACTGCATCATAGTCTTTCATGCTTTCAAGCCTTCCGCTTAGGTTGTCCAAAAACAGCCCAGCATCAATCAGTCTTCCCATTGTTCGCCCTCCTGTTCCATTCGGAAATTACCTCACTCAGGTTATGTCCTGCCGGATAAGACACTACCGGCACAGGACAATCAGGATTGTTGCACTTTACCATATACATCATTCCTCCACTTGACCAATGTTCGATTTTTGGTGTTTTTCCGCAGAGATGGCACGGTTTAAGTTTCTCCATCAGCTTTTACTCCCTTCTGTGCTGTTTTTATTTTCTTTATACATTCTGGGCAAAAATCAAAACCATTCACCCTTGTTGTGCATTCAGTACATATTCTTCTGTCACAAGTAATAATACGACTTTCAAATCCGCTCCCTCTTGCATGTGTAACAATGGTGCTGTGCGGCATATCACACAGCAACGTTGCTTTTCTTTTTCGGCAAAACTGGCAGAGGTCATCTTCCGGTATAAACTCAACCACTTTATTCATGTTCTTTCTCCTTTCCACGGCTCCGGCAGTGGCATCCAGGCTATAACGCATCAATCCTCATCAATGTTTATATTTGCTTTTGGGAAATACTTCTTCTAGATTTACACCATACATGCTTGTTATATCTTCCAAATTAAAGAAAACATAGTCGCATCCAACTTTTGCGTCTATCCCACCCTCGTCAAATGCACATGCCCCAAATATTTTTCGGATTCTTTCCATGAAATCCTTAAGCCATATAATGTTTATCCAAACGCAAAATTCCGTATCATTGATCCATCCAAATTCGTCAACATATGAAATATCTGGATCATCTTCGTCTGGGATCATGATAAGTTTATAGATCTCTAATTCGTAATTCATCTTCCATCCTCCAATTCATCAGTCGAGTTAAATTAACTCGTTAATTGAGTTAACTCGAGTTAAGTTGAGTTAAGCAAACCGGAGTTGCCCGGTCTGATCTTCAATTTTCTCTGTTTCTCCGAGAATTATCTTTCTGAACATACTTTCAAAGATCGGGACAGGGATGCTGTTTCCTGCCTGCTTGTATAGCGCCATTCTGTATCTTCCAGAACGCTTCTGGACTGCTTTTGCCCTTTCGTAGTCTTTGTCTGTATATCCTTGTAGGCGCCAGCACTCCCGTTCAGTCAAATATCTATAACGCCCATTTCCGCAGTCAATCACCTGTGCTGGTGTTCTGTCCTGTCTTGTCGTGATTGTGTATGCAAAATCTTTTATTACTGTTGCTCTTCTTATGCCTTTTCCTCCAATCACGCTGTATACACTCGGTTGCGTCACGTCGTACACTTGTGGCACTTCGTTGTTGTCCAGAAGAAATTCTGATATATCTTTCATTGGCGTTCTGATTAGATCCGAAAAGTCGAACTTTTCACCATTCATCACCGATACTGTGAAAACTCTTTCCCGTGCCTGCGGCAGTCCGAAGTTTCTTGCGTCCAGTAGCTCATAACTGCTGGTGTATCCCATTTTTGCCATTTCAGACATATATCTGTTGTGATTGTGTACCATGTACTTGCTCCGCACATTCTTCACGTTCTCCCAGATCACATACCTTGGTTTCCATGCACCCATTTGCTGAATAATGTGTATCGTCTCCCACATAAGGCTTGATCGTGTTTCTGATCCTTCGTCTGCGCCCTTCTGTTTGCCGGCAATGCTGAAATCTTGGCACGGACTGCCATGTATCAGGATATCCGGCTTCAAATTCCAGCCGACTACACTTTGCGTTTTGTATGGCAAGTCAGCGGCAAACATTGCGTTATAACTTCTGACTGCTTTTTCGTCTATTTCCACATAGTCAATGGCTTTTACCGGTATCCCGAGGTTACGCAACGCACACCTCGGTGATCCAATACCGCCGAACAATTCTAAAATCTGTATCATGGCATCACCTCCGGGAAGTCTGTGATCTCCATCTGGCCTGCTCGTCTCCATGTTTCAACTTCGACTCCGCACTCCAACAGTGCATCTTTGTAGCTCACACCATTGTTTTTGAGATTCATGCATATCTCGTAGTGCTTGGGATGGGTCTCAGACATTCTCTGGAATCTATTGGGACTACTTTCCAAATGAGCTCCGAATCCGCAAAACATGCAACCGGTTCGTTGCTCACCAGTCGTGTAATACTCCCCGCATGGAGTCTGTTTGATGTCCCCGTATACAGAGCAGATTGAAAGATCATTTTCCACTACATACCGTAATACATCCTGTCGTGTCCAGAATCCTAAAGGTTGGCTTTTAATGGTATTTCCGTCGTATACGTTGCATCCGGTGTGCGCATACTGATGCGCTCTCATAAAACCTTCGTCCTGCGTCACGCCTATGTACGGTTTTCTTCCTGTCTTCTTTGCATATTTCTTAAATGGATTTTTCTTCATGATGTGGCAGCATTTTTCAGATGTATCAAATGGTTCCGACAGCAAAAATTTCCATTTATCAGCCAATACTCCAAACTTTCCTCGCTCGTCTCCATTTAGCAGGTAGTTTCGATACCGATCAGACAAGTTTCCGTGCCGTAATTTTTGTATCTTCAATGCTGTTTCCTTGGACACTAATGGAAAACCGTACATATCAACCACCTGACGGAAAATTATTCTTTTCCCGGTTTTATCAACCGGATGAATCTCTGCATACTCTCCCTTGGCCTGTCTTGCAAACCTTACAATTTCCGGAAATTCCAAGCCGGTATTGGAAAACACAGCCGGTACATCCTCGCCGACGCATTTTCTCACCAGATCCAGCAATACAGTGCTGTCAAGCCCGCCGGAATACGATACATACACGTCACTGTTCCAGTTTTCATACCACTCCTTGATTCTGGTCTCCGTCAATTTCAGTTTCGCTTCCCACGGAAGGTACTTCCGCTGGCTGAACTGCCAATCGTTCAGTTTCAAATCGTCTTCTTTGATAAACATTTTCGTAGGAACCTGGTACCATTTATGCGCGCTGGTTCGGCTCCTTTCTGTTATTTGTAATCTTCAAACCGCTTTACTGCGGCAAACGCGAATCTTGAATTGACCCATCTTTGCAGCCGTTTCAAATCATCCCCGCGCTTCAACTTATACTTGTCATAAATCATGACGTATGGACTGTATCCAAGGTCTCGCAAGGTGTAGATGCGTTCCAGATCCTGCTCCAATGTCGTATTGTATCCGCACAGCACATACACTGTCATTTTTCGATAGTTCCAGCCTGTAATTTCCTTGAACATCTGGAATTTTGGAATAATCAGGTCTTTATCCTCATATCTGTCCCATGCAAAGTGTATATTCTTAACCTTGATCCGTTTGATATATTCTGCCTTTTCTTCCGTCATAAGCCGAATATCACATCCCTGCGAAAAGTCCACCCATGCGCCGCTATCAATGAGCTGTTGGCTTAATTCTTTCCAATCCCGGCAGGCAAACATATTCGGATCAAGCAGCACAATATTTTTCTGACCGTTCCAGAATTCCGATAGATCAGCTACTTTTGTAGAGCATTTTCCTTCTTTCTTCTCGACGATGCAGAAGTCACACCCTCGCGGGCATCCTCTGGTTAAGAATCCATATGCTGTATCTCTGCACAGATCTGGATACAGACTATAATCTGGATATATATGCTCTACACCCAGCGGTAACGGTAAGCCCCCGTCCGGGTAATGATAACCCGTTCCGCCTTTGACTATTGTTCTGCCAGATACCGGATGCGGATAATCTGGTGTAAATGTAAATACCTTGCTCATATACACAAGATCCGGCTGGTCCTTCCAAGCAGTTAACGGATCGTACCATTCCACTGTATCATCGTCCTGTTTGTGCCATGCGGACAGCTTCATAAGCGGCAGGCTCGGGAAATTATGTCCATCAACATCTATCAATGCAACTCTCATATCAAGTCCTCTTGACCCGCTTGCTACCGCAATACGGGCAATACGTAAACGGCGCATTCACTGGATCCCGGTATTCCATGTCACACACACCGCAAATGGTATATGTAAATTTATAGTCCGCTCCAACTTCTTCCAGCTCAAATAGCTTTGCCAGAGCCGTATCAATAACCTGCGTGATCCGAGGTTTTCGGCATCTAATGACCTTAGAGCCGACAACTCGGAAATGCCGATCATCAACGTATTCGGTCAATCTGTCTACTACTTTCATTTCTTCTTCCTTTTCCTCGGTTGGTACTTGTCGCACCAGCCAATTTCACAATTTCTGTGGCTACCAGTTGTTGTGTAGTAACCACATGTTACATTTGCATTGTTACCCCATCCACTGAATCTGCACTTTTTACAGACATGAATGGTTGTCTTTATCATTGCCATCACAGCCTCCTGCAAAATGTAATTCTATCAGATCAGCAATCATCAGGTATTCCCGCGCGTATTTGCTTTCCCCATGAGTTTCCAGTACCTTTTCTCGAAATTCTTCCAGTGTTCTGCAAAAGAATCCGCATTTGGCTCCAACAGATCCGTCTTTCTGGCGGAAGAATGTAATTGTCTGCTGCTCGCTGCCAAACCCTCCGACTATTGCATAATCCAGATTTTCGGCGACACATGCATTTCCATAGACCTGTGCATTTCCAGAGATCCATGCATTTCCGTATACCTGTGCATTTTCGGATATCTGTACATTTCCAGCGACACATGCATTTCCATAGATCTGTGCATTTCCAGAGATCCATGCATTTCCATAGATCTGTGCATTTCCAGAGATCCATGCATTCCCGAAGACCCATGCATTCCCGAAAACCTTTGCATTTCCATAGACTTGTGCATTTCCGGAGATCTTTGCATTGCCGAAAACTTGTGCATTGCCGGAGACCCATGCATTGCCGTCATCATCAATGTTACTTTCTTTCTCTACAAATCCTCCGAGGTCTCCTTCTTTCACATTTCCAAATTCCACAAGAGCCTTGATTCTAAATAATTTCTTTCCAAAAATATTGGTCACATATTCTGCTGTAAGTTCAAATTTTTTCATTTTCTCACCCTCTCTATCAAGCAAACGGTAACTCTTCGTCAATTCCATCTGGGATGTTCATGAAACCGTTTTCATCAGTCATTGGATTAACTGCATTACTTGGATTAGCCGGAGCTTCGCTCTGCTGATTGCTGTTCTTGCTTTCACCAAACTCAATCTCTTCCACCAGAACATCTGTAGTGTAGACCTTGTTTCCGTCCTTGTTCGTATAAGAGCCGGTCTGAATCCGTCCGCAAATATTAGCTTTCATACCTTTACGGAAATATTTTTCGATAAACTCCCCGGATTTCCCAAACGCTACACAATTGATAAAATCAGCCGTCGGATTTCCATCACCTTTGAATCTCCTGTCTACTGCCAGAGTAAATTTCGCAACCGCAGTTGTTTTCTCTCCGTTTGAGTATCTTACGTCAGGGTCTTTGACGAATCTACCTGTTAAAATTACCTTATTCATAATATGAAACCTCTTTTCTGCCTGTATTAAGACCTATTTTTTTCATTTTTTTCAAAAAAAGTTTCATTTCATATCCGGTAAGCCCAACGCATGTATTTCCAATCTTTTTCTGATCTATTAACTCACTATCATAAGACTGTAAAATGTGTCTACCAGAAGCTTTATGCAGAATATCTACAGATTGAGTAAAATTATATTTGCTATTTTTCCTCTCGTACCTTACACCATACTTATCCTCTTCGATTTTAACGAATCCAATATCATTCAATTTTTCATCAACTGTTTTAAAAAATTTCATTTTTCACCTCAAAACGGGCATTCGCCCGGATTTCTTAACACTAATTCCATTCCCGGCTCCGCAACGCACACATTGACGTTTGGAACGGCTTTTTTCATCTTTTCAATGAATTTACCGGCATCTGCATTTTCTTTTGATAAATGGCACATAATAACGTTCTGCAACTGATCTGATGCATTGGCTTTCACAAAGTCGCAAGCCGTGTCAATGCTCATGTGTCCCCGGACAACATGGTTTTTCTTTGCATCGTCACCGGATAATAATTCCGGGTCATAATTAACACCAAGTAAAATGTGATTTACATTTTTGAACCGCCACTTAATCAGTTCTGTATCAGTTGCATAAATCATTGTCCCCATCTCTGGGTGATGAATCCAAAAACCGTAACACGGGCATTCAGAGCCATCACCGTTTGTATGAGTCCATTTGCCATCCACCGTTGTCAATTCAAAAGCTCTGATAATCCATTCTCCCTTGAAGTTTGCAGAAGCATTTCCTAAGCAAGGAGCAAATACTTGTATTCCAATATTAGAAAGATACTTGGCTGAGCACGCATGATCCCCATGCTGATGTGTTACAACGCACCCGGAAACATTTCTGATTTCCCAGTTCAGCCCTTTCTTAATTTCCTTTGCTAGTGCTCCACAATCCAAAATTAGTTTTTCTCCGCTGTTTGCAATGAGCAAATAGCAATTGCCAGAGCTTCCACTCTCTACGGTTTTTAAAATCATGCTTCTACATCCTCTCCTCTGCAAAGCCTGATAAAATCCGTTTTAACTTTATCGTGCAATTCGCTTAGAATTTCTTCATCTGCAAGTTCATGAGAAAAAATCGGTCTTCCCATAGCATTCGCTATGTATTTATAGAGTTCTTCTCTTTCCTCTCCGGTTGTCATACAATAACCTGTGTAGGCTTCTACAATCACCCGTTCTTTAAGAGTCATACTTTCACCTCATCGTCTGCCGGAAACTGGAAAACAGCATTGTTAATGTACTCTATTTTTGGTGGCTCTCCTCCTGCTCGTACCATCAAACCACATTTCCCTAATCTTTCAAATTCCTTTGCCACATCTCCTGAAACATCAACATTCTGCATTACGATAGGCATACTGATATACGCTTCTCTCAACAATTCCATTACTTTCAGTGCTTTTTCTCTGGATGAATATTTAGCCATAATTCCATTCACAACTCCAGTTGGTCTTACTGCTGTATCCATAACCGCCGATATATAATTATCTAAAGTTATTCCAAATACAAAATTTTCATACGGAACATCAATCGTTCCATCCTGTGAAATTACTCTCATTTTATCCCTCCTTCATGAACTCCGGCATTGCCTGCTGCCCGTCCGGTTCGGTCACTGTTCCAGCAGTTTCTTCCGGTTCAAAATCCATAGAATTTGCATTCTGAACGATCTCTTCATGAGCCTGCTCCTGTACATCTTCGATCTTGTACTCTTTGAAATCACCGTCAATAATCTCTTCTTTTGTGTACAGACCCATAGTCAGCTCTGGGCAATTAAGGCTAGAAAAGAAAGATGCCGCTCTGTAACGGAGCATCAGCTGTGGCATGGTTTTCCATTTACTTCCGTTTTTTCCAAGCCATCCCTCTGCTCTCGCCATGTCCATGTCAATCGTCATTCCTTCAACTTTTCTACCATTCTTCATTACCCATGCTGTGCAAGAAAATGGCTTTCCATCCTTGTCCTTTTTCTCCTCAAACTGTAATTCCGTATCAAATTTTCCGCTGTTATTGATCGCAGCAATCAAAAACTTGGAACTCCATGACGGTCTTCCCTGAATCACATTGAGATTCTGCATTACCATCAAAGGACTTACGTGTAATCTCTGTGCCTGCTCAATAGCAATCAGACAATTTGCTTCATTTCTCTGGAACGTTTGTGGCACTATGGTTGAACTTGACAATGCTTTTGCCATCTGCATAGCCATAATGAAGTTATCTGACGTTCCAAAAATTCCAAGACTGTAATCCGTTACTTTATTTCTTGATACTTCTCTCTTTTCCTCTGTTACTGCTACCTGTGTATCTGCCATAATCACTTATTCCTCCAATAATTCTTTTACATATAAATCCATCGAGTGGCACAACTTAATGCAATTTCCCAGATCTAACCAGTTCTGACCTTTGCTTTCAGAATTACTTTTAGTTCTGTTTCCGCCATTTATTTTTCCTCTGATTCAAAGATTGCAGAAGAAAAGATACAAAACGGGCGAACACCGATGCCGTCGCCGCAATCGTCGTTGCTGACACGGCCGGCCGGAGCAACAACGGCAACACTGTTTTCGAAATCATTGCAAGGTGTACTCCACGGAGAAATCAACCAGAACCAATCTTCTGTATTTGGAATCAGCTTTCTGTATTTTCGGTACTCGTCCACTGTCAAAAGTGACACTTTATCATCACAGGTTCCGTACTCCGTCTGGCCGTCCAAAGAAAGAAGATTTCTTTCAAATCCTATCAGATTACCTGCTCCGATTTCTGATTCAATCTTTTTCAAAAATTCTTCATTCAAATACTTCCGAAGATCGCTGGTTCTCCAGTCATTGTTTTCAGAGCTGAATTTCATTTCACCTATAGAATCAGACAGGCAAACATAACCGTCAGTTGTGATATCAATAATCTTCCAATTAACTCCTGCCAGTTCAAATGTTTCACCAATAGTAAAAAATTTGGAAAATTTCTTTTTGCATTCTACTTTCTGGCCGCTTCTCAGCTCTTCTATTTCTTTTTTTAACACATCAATCTGTTCCTGCAATGCTTTCATTGTTAATTCCATTTTCATTCTCCCTTCGATACAAAGATATTAGATTTTAAGATACAAAACGGGCGAACACCGAAGCCGTAGTTGCAATAGTAGTTGAAGATATCTCCGGACGGAGCAACAACGGTAATTGAATATTTCCATCCTCTGTCTTCTGTGCTCCAAGGTATGCATGTCCACCACCAATCATTAAGGTTTTTATTAACCAGTAAATTGTTGTACAGTCTGGCTTCGTCGAATGTGATTGGCCTGACTTTGCACTTGAATCCTCCGAACTCATCCTGCATATCTACACTTGTCAGATCAACCTCATGCTCAATAAGGTTTTTTGATCCGACTTCCTTCTCAATAACCGGCTGGATCAGATTTTCGATAACCTTTTTCAGATTTGACTCTTTATAGTTTCTCGAATCATCATCAAATTTCACATTTTCAGCCATGAATCCTTTGGAAATTACTGCCGTTTCCTCTCTGTACTGCGTCAGTACAATAAAATCATGCTCTCCAATTTTGAATACATCTCCCGGATTCAAAGTTGAAAGCTGCACTTTCGACTGTTTTTCCTCTTCTTCCAGCTTCTTAACCAGTTATCTTGCCATATCCAATGCTTTACTCATTTTTACTCCTCACTTTCTTCGATTTCAAAATCATTGCCACTGTAATCAACGTCCTCAAGCTCATAATCATCTAAAACAAAATCAAGATAGTCTGTATATCCATCATTTTTCAGCTTGTTTAAAGCATCTTCTTTCGAATCAGCTTCAATGGTTCCCTCTCTGTGACCGTAGCGCAAATGCCCTACTGCATAATTTGCGTCCTGTCTGACTTTAAATTTTGCCATTTTATTTTTCCTCGCTTTCCAAAACTGCATCATAAATTTTTTCCAGGCGTTCTAATTCTTTTTCCTTTTTTTGAATCTCAAGTTTCAACCTTTTCATAAAAATTATTTTTGCAAGTTCAAAATCCGGCTTTTCCAAAATAACCGTACTTCCATTCAGTACTTCCCCTATCTCTTCTTTTCTTACAGAGTATACATAATTCGGAAAAAACTTCTCATTCAACGGTACGTATGTTTTTGGTCTTTCTTTTGCTTCGCATTTCCGAATTTTTATCCCAGTTCCGTTCAGAAATGCATACGTCCTGTCCAATTCATAAAAATATAGCGTCATTCTTTCTCACTCCACTTTTAATTCTTTTCCATCATTTACGATCAGCATAATCAGCTGTCCGTCCACCATATCAATAACCTTCTTCTGATTTTCAGAGTCTAACGACTCGCAATCGTCCAACCAAATAGGAACTGAAATGCCCTCGATTTTCTGGATACTCCGGCAAATATCCAGTTTCCCGAGAATCCGGTTTCCCTTATTGCTGATGGTGGTCAGAATTGACTTTCCATCAATCTGTGGAATACATACAGATTTATAATTGCCGTTCTTTGCATTCTCGAACAACTTCCATTTAACCAGTCCAAAATGGCTGTTGACTTCATCAGAAATCAGCTCGTTTTTCTTCTTTTCCAGTTCTGCCAGAAGGTCAAGTATATGCTCTGCATCCGTCTTTTTCTGCCCCAGGTCAAGCTTTCTTGCTTTCAGTTCTTCCAGTCGTTCTTCTTCTGCGGAAGTATCCGACTGTGCAATTTTCTGTTCGCAGGCTCTCAGCTGTTCGTTTAGCTCCGATTCTTCCTGTTTAAGCTGTCCTTTCAGATCAGAAGCGTTTCCAAACTGTTCCAGGTACTTTTCCTTTTCAGCAATCTGGTCCTGAATTTTCTTATATTCTTCATTACCGGAAATATACGCAGCAACCGGAATTTTTGCTTCTTTTTCTTTGAGAAGTCGAATCTCTTCTTCGATATTTCTGATATCTTCAGTTGTCTCTTTCAAAGAATCATTCAGTTTCTCGACTTCTTGTTCATCTTCTTCAATCGTCTTTTTCAGCGACATTCCTTTATCGGTAATCCGTTTTAACTCAGCTTCTTTTCTGACAGCAAACTCTGACCGGAGCTGTTCTTTCTTGTCATCTGGATATTCCTGCCCGCAGTAGACGCACACGGTACTGTTTTCGTCAAATACTCTTGCTTTCTCCTGCTTCCAAAGTTCAGCCATTTTCTGCTTATCTTCGGTCAATCTCTTAATTGAATCTGTCAATATTTCTACTTTCCGGCTGTAATTGTCAGACTCAATTTCTAATCTCCGCTTTTCGGCTGTTTTTTCTGCAATCTCGCTCCTGATTTCCCTGACTTTTTCAGAAAGAGCATTATTCGCCTGATTCTGCATATCTGACAGTTTGAATTTCAGCTCCATAATTCCGTCAGTCGCAGCTTCATAATCTTTCAAAATGTTCTGACTATCAGCCTGTTTTTTCAGATTCTCTGCAATCTGTTCTTTCAGTGTATTTCTCTGCAATTCCAGATCAGATACATCCATGTCGGATTTTAACTTGATGTCTCGTTCTTTCTCCTTAATCTGTCCGTCCAGAACCGGAAGCTCTTTCTCAATATCCGATTTCTTTTTCTTATTCATGGCAGATAACTCCTCAACTGAATAATCTTTCAGCTTTTCTGCCAGTCCATGAAGGCTTTCGTTCTCCATGCAAACATACATATCTGAAAAAGATTCTGAAAGCGAAAACAAATATGCTCTCATTTCATCTGATTTTTTTACTAAAAAAGCTTCCGGATTCGAGCAGCTTTTCAAAAGTCCCATATCAATTCCAAGATATGATTCAAATTCAGCTTTTTTCTTTGGAACATCATTGATAAAATATTTATTATCATCTTTGTAAGATGCTCCGTCCTTGCTGATCGTCCGGTGCTGTACCTTTCGCATGGAAATTTCTTTTCCATCCAGATCGAATATCAGTGTTACTTCTACATCAGAATCCATTACCGGAGATCCTGTAACTTCCCTGCGAACTGTCGGACTGCTTTTCAGATTATAGTCGCAGTCAAAAAGCACCCATGTGTATGCTGTTGCAATACTCGACTTTCCAGCACCATTTTTTCCGGAAATTTTAGTAATATCTGAAAAATCAATTTCAGCTTCCGGATACGCCATGAAGTTGCGAAGAACCATTTTTATAAGCTTCATATTCCCTCTCCTTTTCAGCTTTTATCTCATTTGCTGTTGTGATTGCTAATTCCGTTCCAAGAATCCTCAATTCCAGTTCTACATCGACATGCTTATCTGCTGCCAGTAAATCAACAAGAACATCAACTCTTGTTTCGATGTCAAGAAGTCTGTCGTATGTGTCTTTTCTGATGCAGACATATTCGTCTTCTCTAAGCTCGACTTCCTTCATTTTTCGTCCTCCGCATACTCAACCTTCCCGTCATTGATTTCAACGGTTTTTCCACTCTTTTCAAATCTTTCTACGCATTCCTGCACTGTCATTTCCTTTTTCATCTTATTCTCCTTAATCTTCTGAATTTATCCACGGATCGAATGATTCCGCTCTCTTTATGGATCACTTTTAAGTAAAATTCTGTTTCTCCTGCTAGCATCCAATTATTTGGATTCAACCTGGACGCTGCCACAGCTTCTTTTTGCTCTCTTGTGAGGCGTTTCGGCTGCTTCATCTTTTCTTTCTCCATGAAACATACCAGGTATATGCCACGATTGCTGTAACTTCCGCAATAATGCAGGCCATAAATCCTACCCAAAATTCTGGAATATAAATTGTCATGGTCTATTCCTCCTATTTCCCGTGCAGTCTTTCCAGTTCCGCTGCACGTTTCAAAATCTCATCAGCATAGTTGCTAAGCTTTTCATCCTCATACGCTCCGATTCCGTAATTATCGGAATATCCTGCGTTATAGAACATCAATGCCGGTGCCGCTTCACCATATTTGTGAAGCAGTTCTTCCAGAATAGTTACTCCCACATAAATGTTGTCGTATGGATCTGTCATATCACGGTCGCCTATCAACTCTTTGTGGATCTCTTTATTCACCTGCATGAGTCCTACACAGTTACCGTTTACCGCCTCCGGATCCCAGCTGGATTCCTTTTCAATCATTGCCTCCACCAGCTCAGGCAAAATATCTTTGTCTTCGCAGAGTCTTTCGATATACTCTTGCCAGTCTCCCTGATGATCGCTCCCGGCATTCGCAATTAAGGCAAAACCGGCAAACAACAATATTACGATTATTACCGCCGTTATCATCCTTTTCATACCGCCTCCGCCTGTTTCATAAATTTGTTGATAAAATACTGCTGACCTTTTCCTGTAACTTTTGGAGTTTTGCTTATCACGTTCAGTCCATCTCCATTGAGATGTGTGCTTTCCTTAATCTCGAAAAGTCCCATCTCCATGCTCCTCTGGGTCGGCATATTGTAATCAGACCCTTTTCTCAGGATCAGATACCCGTTAGCTCTCATCCACTCGAATAACCTCTTCTGCCCGATCTGGCAACCATTCTGACAGATCAGTTTTGCAAGGTCTCCAATCAGTATGGAGGTCTTACTGGCAGACACCGCATCAGCAAATATCTCTTTCGGTTTCATCCGCTCACAGTCCTCGATCAGTTTTGTGTTATGCTCCTTCAGACTATCAATAGTTCGGTTCGCGATCTTCAATGCCCTTGCCATCACCTGCTCCGGTGTGTTCCAGGCTTTTTCCAGATCAAGCAAATACTGTCTACACTGTTTACCTTCCGGTGTTCTCTGAATCATGCAAATCTGTTTTGCCATATCTACGGAAATATCATAATCAACTGAAGGTCTTCCTCCGCTTTCAGAGGTTTCTCCCATTTTTGGGAAAAACTCATTTCCTTCTGTAAAACCGTATTCCTTCATACGTTCAAACCATGTTGTAAACTTTGTCCCGATATGTAACTGCTCATGCAGTTCTCTCGCCGATACGGTTTGCGTATCAAAATTTACGTTCAATAACTCATTCATTTCCATTCACCTTCTTCCGTGGTATAATTTCCTTATCTTTTATAAGGAGGTCACATCATATGACTTTAGGTCTAAAAATCAAATGTTCCTGCTACTGTTCCTACACAATTAGCAACACACTGTCCTTGGATAAGATTTCGTGTCCTAACTGTGGGAAAATCCCGTCTTTCTCTGACAAGGTTGTTGATTTGATGAAAACCGCTTCTCAAATACCTGATTCTGAAAAAGACAACAACGGGGACGAAATTTTTATTTGTTTCGAGGACATGAACATTTGGTAATTACATGTTTCATGTACTCCATGAAGCCGATGGCTTCTGCTGTTGAGATGTCGCTATCTTTGATTACTTCCAGTACCTTTTTCTCCAAATCAGAGATAGCACTTCTCGAAGTCATGTATTTTGCCATGAACTGTGACCCTTCACAGGTACTGCATAAATCTTTTGAAAGATTTTCAAAATAGCTCTTCTGGATTTCTTCCATATGATTTGCCATTACTTCTCCTTTCTTCATCTCTTATGGCACTTAATCGGTGTTGCCTTATGGCTGCGATACGGTCTCGGTGGAACTACTTTAGTGTTTGCTTCCAACCTTTTGTTTTTCAAAATATTCTGTTCTTCAACAAATGCCTTGTACTTCTCACACTCATCATGGTAGCTTCCGCATCCTCTCCGATCGCAGTTCAGACATGGTGCATTACTCATCTGACCACCTACTCTTTCTTGTCGAGCTTATCTTTCTCCTTCTGTTCTGCCATGCTATCAACTTTCCCAAGAATATAACCCTTGTCAAAATCTGACATCTTCGGAATTGCATCTTTCAGTTTCTCAACTACCTGTTTTTCTCTTTCACTCATTCAATTCACTTCCTTCCTGTGATATAATCTCCTTAAAACAATTAAGGAGGTAAAATTCATGGATGCCAAAGATTACGTATCTGCTTATGCCATTGCTAAAATCTGCGGATATGCCGGAACATTCGATGATTTCAAGAGCCTGTACGACCAATACTATTCCGAAATCATCAAGTCTTTACCGGAAGAAAAACCAAAACCAGCAAGATGCGAAGCAGCTACCAACCCAATGCGCAGTAAAAATACTATTTTTTAACTGCCAGTAGTGCCGTTGAAAGAGAATCAAGGATTTTGCATCTTTGCTGAATTTCTTCGATTCTCTTCTCACCGCTATAGCACTCTTCTGCAATCATAAGTGCTATGCACTCTACACTGTCGGACAAAGTCATGCTATTTCCATCAACTTCATATCCATATGATTCTTTCATTTTTCTCCTTTCAATTGCTTACAAGCTCTGATACCGTGATTCCCGTTACCTTTGAGATTTTTTCCAGAGTGTCAAGTGAAGGTTTTCCGCCTTTTTCCCACTTTCCAATAGTTCCGTTACCGATATTGCACTTTTTCTCAAGCGCAGCAATCGAGATATTGTTCTCTTCGCAGTATTTAATAATCTTTCTGTAAATCATCAAACATCCTCCTTTCTTTTCTTTATTTAGATAATGTTCTATTGACATTTATTAGAATATATTCTAAAATTAAGCTACCACACATAACAAGAACATCTTCTATTTACTATTTCTTTTATAGAACATTTTCTAGTTGATAAGGATAGTATATAGATTATGTTCTAGTTTGTCAAGCATTTTTGTAGATTTTCTTCTAGTTTTAAGAGGTGATTATATGACAGTACTGGAACGCATAAAAACACTATGCAGAGAAAAGAAGGGCATCAGCATCACTACACTTGAACAAACATTAAAATACAGTAATGGTTCTCTAGCAAAAGCAAAAGATATTCCAAGTAGTAGAATTAAAGAAATAGCAGCTTTTCTCAATGTGAGCACAGATTATCTTCTGACCGGGAAAGAACCAAAGGTAGACCTGTCAGTAGGAACCGCAAAGTTAGTAAGTAAATTGGTTCAAGACCCAGAAATGGCAAAGGCATTGAGAAAATATTTTGAACTTTCAGACGAAAAGAAAAAGCATGTTATTGAAACAATAAACATGCTTAGTGAGGTATAAAAATAATGATATTAAATGGTTTTTGCGATGTGCAAAAGAAAAATTATTCTGTTGAATTAGAAACATACGGTAGCTGCACACTTAAAGATTTGTCAACCGGAAAAGCAGACATCGGTAGGGTGCGGTGCGAATATTCCATGGAAAACGGCACTTGTCGTGGAAAAGAATGTTCCATACTGGTGCAAAACGGAATAAAAAGGTAATGAGTTCCTATTACGGGAACTCCCTACACCAGTTATCATCTTTGAAAATAATCTTTTCTATTTCTCCAAGTCCATCAAGATTTACTCTAACCATTTGGTCGTCAAGAGTGAGATCGGTTGCCTTGATATCAAGTGATAGTACAGGAACATGCATAGTAATATCCTGTTCCAGTTTCATTTTAACGATTCCAGTAATCTCATGATCGTCAAAGTACACTCTAGTGGATGTATATCCGCTCTCACTTGTCTTAGATTCAATTCTTATTTTGTTCATCTTCTACTATTCCTTTCAATTCAGAAACCACGATATACACGAATCGTAGCATGTCGTTATTTTCCGTTTTTTTCACCATCTCAATAATCCGTTCCCTGTAAACTTCCTTCTCATTCACCAAAAACCCTCCAATCAAAAATCCGCATGTGCCGTAAAGTAGCTTAATATAATTATAGAACATATGTTCTTATTTTGTCAATATATATCAAATTATGTCGAATTATGCAGTAATATGTAAAACGATTGGGAATCTGGAAATATTGACAGATTTTTTCTAAAAAAGTAAAATTTATATTATGAGGGAACACCATGCGGATTAGTGCTCCCCCAGCCAGAAGTTGATGTCTTCTTTTGAAGACATTGCCATTTTATCATTCAAATAAGGAGAGTAAAAGGTCATGAAAAAAGAAAACTTGTATGAATTATCAGAATATTTTACCAGAGATAATGCCGTCTTAACAGCAAATTTACGTCACAATTTGGATGTTTGCTTAAAGTATTCAGACATTACCATTCATGAGCTGGCTGAATCCGCTGGTATTTCATTTGACACGCTTAAAAATCTGTTGTACCAGAACTCAAAAGATTGCAAGCTATCCACTGCTGCCCTCTTAGCAAAAGCTATCGGTGTAACTCTCGATGAGCTGATCGGTCTGGATACTTTTTCAGAAGAAAATATGGATTGCATATCCATGTTCCGTGAAATGCCTGAGCACTACCAGTATTTTATCCGTTGGTTTATCCATCGTCAATATGAGCTTTCCAATGGCGGTTTCAGGCAAGGACGCAAGACTGTCCCTGTCATGAATCTGGAAGAGCACCCGGACGGCACGCTACATATTTCCAGTGATTTTGAATCCATTGATATCACCGATATTCCGCAAAATATCAAACCGCAAATTTTTATGGGTATAAAAACCTCCGTGGATCACTATATGCCTCACTACACTCCATATGACATTCTTCTGATCGCAAACGACCGGTATCCAAAACCATCCGAAGACAGTGTTATCATTTATGGTGATAACGTTTTCATTGTCAGACGGCATTCATGTGGCAACGGTCACTACGAATATCTGAGCATCCGGGATAGCAGATTCAGGTGCTCCGAATCTGACATTGATAATGTAATCGGTTATGTTGCATTAGTAATCGACCAATAACTTCTTGATATAAAGAAGAAAAAATGTTATAATATAAGAAAATTTAACCGAATCCGCCAGCTCCGCCCGGCTTGCCGTTGAGGGGAGAACGGGGCGCAAAGGATAGGACGAACCGAGCAAGGACGGCAAACATTTTGAGAATCACGCTCACTGGACATGGTAGAGATACTGTGTCTGGTGGGCGTTTTTTGTTTGTCTGAAAACGAACAATAAATATCACAGGAGGATGGTATATGTTAGTTGAGATCTCAAAAATCCAGAAAGAAGAAGTCGCGACAGTAACGAGTCTTGATGTGGCAGAAACGTTCGGAAAGGAACACCGTAGGGTTTTGCAGGACATACGTGAGCTGAAATGCAGTGAGGATTTTCGATTGCACAATTTCGTGCAGTCGAAATATGCGAATGAACAAGGGCATAATCAATCAATGTTTATTATGACCAGAGACGGCTTTACGTTATTGGCAATGGGGTATACCGGTGAAAAGGCTATGCAGTTCAAAGAAGCATATATTCGCCAGTTTAACGCAATGGAAAAAGCTCTTATCGGAAAAATCCGAGAAAGAGAAAAAGGCATTGCAGTCCGGCAGGCTCTTACCAATACTTTGAAACAATCAGAAGAAAATGATCGGATGCATGGTCATGCCTACTCCACATATACAAATGTAATCTACAAAGCCGTATTTGGTAAAAATGCAAAACAGCTCCAGGAAGAGTATGGAGTAGACGATAAAGCAAATTTGAGAGACTTTTTCAGCGAAGAGGATTTAAGAATAGTTCAGTCAAAAGAAATGCTTGTCAGCGGACTCATCGGGTGTGGTTGGGGATATGACCAAATTAAGAAATTCTTGAATGAAAACAATGCCTTGTTACAGGCCGTATAAAACACATGTAAGCAGTCAGTGGTTTATGGAGGTTCGATTCCTCCGGCTGCTTTTACAACTGGCTAGTGATTGCAACACGAAAAGCGGAAATCCTACACCGCCTGCCAGTTGTTTTTCATAAATGTAGGAGTCTATTTGTAGGAGGTAGAACATGGCAAAAGTAGTAGTAAAACTGACACAGAATTTCACGACAATTCCAAATGAAATTCTCAAAAATAAGGAAATATCGTTATCTGCTAAAGGATTACTCATAACGATGTTGAGTCTTCCGGATAACTGGAATTATACAGTGGAAGGACTTACAAAAATTGTCAAAGAAGGAAAAGACAAAGTTAGAAGTTCTTTGACAGAGCTTATAAACAGTGGATATGTTACCAGAGAGCGGGAAAGAAATAAAAACGGTACACTTGGTGGAACGGTTTATACCGTCTATCAAAAGCCTGTAGAGCCTAAGTCGGATTCACCTAAGTTGGAATATCCAACACAGGATGAACCAATGTTGGATATGCCCGCACAATTAAATACTAACATACAAAATACTAAAAAAGAAAATAAACAAGAAAATAAAAGTATGGGAGTATGCTCTTTTTCTGCGGAAAAAGAGGTCTCTCCCACATCTGAAGGTGGTACGTTATCTCCTACGGTCACAAAAGCTATTGACGAGGCAATGACGGAAGAAGGAGAATCTCCAGATAGCGGCTATAGAGCCGAGTTGAAGGACATAGCTGAATACTTTGTAAGCGAATATGCCAGAACGCAAGGCAAGCCGCATAAGCCACTCACACGACCGGCTATTAGCAATATCGTATACAACTACCTGCATCAGGATGAGGACGAATATGGAATCATGGATGATGTGTGGACGCTAGACCAGTATATTCCGCTAATTGATATGTACATGCAAACGAACTACCGGGATGGCATAGAAAAGAGCCTGTCCCACTTTATGTCCGGCTATATCCGCCGGAATTTAAAAGCGAAATTGATAGAATAGTGAGGTATGATTGATTATGGGGAAATCATTGGATTTTGTGAAGAAAGAAGTGGACTTGAAGAAAAACTGCTTTGAGTTTGGCACAGACAAGGTGCTTGACTATTTATTTTACAAGGAAAAATGCGGTGAAAATTTATGGAGTCTTGAATTTACTCGACCAGATACAAGAGAAAAGTTTGAAGTGAAGATAAAGTATGATCCGGAAACAGATTTTGACGGATGGTGTGGAGACAGGTGTATTTGCGATGGGACATTCTCACATTATCTTGAATTGGCTAAGAGAAATTTAATCTGCATAGGAAAATATGAATTGGAAAGGAAAAGTGGGTTTGCGAAGAACAGGCCGGCTGAAGGTGAAGCCGTGTATGTTGTTGGTAATTTTATCTGGACATCAGAAGACAGTGAAGAATTTGGAACACCGGAAAAACCGTGGATGAATAGCAGATTCGTATCATATTTGCCGCTTAAATGTGAAATCCAGTAAGGATATAAGCCGGATACCGCAAGAGGTATCCGCTAACCAGAAAAAGATACTGGCAGACTGCCCGATGGTACTTCTGCCAAGAACGGAGGTGCCTACATGGCAATAAGAACTATGCGATCAGGCGGAGGAATGTCATCGTTTTTGAACGTAAATGGAGTAGACTTCCCGTGTCCAAGGGTTGGATTTTCGTATATCATCAGCACAACGGTAAATGCCGGACGAAACGCAAATAACGCAGTTATTGGGCAGCGAGTAGGAAGAGACATTTTTAAACTGAACAATCTGGAATGGGCAATGCTGGATGCAGAAACATGGCAAAGAATGTTAAAGGCAGTAGAACCATTTTATGTGCCGGTAACTTTTGAGGACTACCGGACAGGAAAACCGATCACCGTTACAATGTATCCTGGAGACAGGACCGGTGTTCCATTATTTGCAGACCAAGATTCTCACATTGTTACAAAGTACGAGAATTGTAAATTTAATCTTATTGATGCAGGCCTGGAGTGATTAACATGCAAAATGTAAGTAAAGAATACAAAGACGCAATGAAGAAGCCATGCAGGAACCGAGGGTATATATCTGCCAGAATTGGAATTGTCAGTTCAATTGCTACAGAAAATGTACTTGCGGATGATAGCAATAATGATTTTGCTTATTTTGCAAACAATACCGCTCCTTTCAAGGACAATACCGCAAAGAAAATATATGCAACTATGGAGCAAGATTTTTCCAAAGTTGATGGAACAATGTATTTTTTGCCGGAAGAATATTCTGATTATGATTTTTATAACAACGGAATGGTAACTTCTGGACTTTTGGAATCAATATATATCTCTTTTGTTGGAAACTTTGCTGATATTAAAGGACTCACTATTAACTTTGGAGAATATTACCCAACATCTTTTACAATCAAGTCAGATAATGGAACGAAGACCTATGAAAACTCAGGAAACGTATTTGTTACTGAGGACACATTCGATGCGGTGACGTTCCTGCGGATAACACCGCTGGCCATGGTTAATGGGCAGGGACGAATGCGGATTTTACAGTTTACCTGCGGAATTTCCAATACTTTCTCAAATAAAGAGGTCAAATCTTTTTCTTATAAAGATTTTGTATCTCCTATTTGTGAATCTGTACCAAGCCAAGACATGACCCTTGTTGTGGATAACCAGAACCTATATTACAGTCCTGAAAACTCAGAATCAGCTATTGCATATCTTGAACAAGGGCAGGAAATGAAAGTCACGTTTGGATACGATGTAACTGGAAAAGGTGATATTGAATGGGTTCCAGAAATTACTACATACCTTAAGTCATGGAGCGCAAACGATGTACAAGCAGAATTTACCATGGTTGATGTGTTTTACTGGAAATTAAATACCATGTATTACAATGGTTTATATCGGAACAGTGGAATATCTTTATATGACTTGGCTGTTGATGTTTTTACAGATGCCGGAATGAAGGATGAGGAATACTATATAGACGAATATTTGAAAAGCGTAATCGTATACAATCCTGTTCCTGCAGTAAAGCATTCTGAAGCATTACAGATTATATCTAATGCCGGACGTTGTGTTTTAAGCGTGGATCGGAAAGGGCGAATTAACATCAAATCATCTTTTGTCCCTGATATGACAGCAGAAACGAACGGAGAAACCGAGTTTAGCAGGTCTCAAAACATACTTAGTTACAGTCAAAAAGATGCATATGCAATGGGAAGTAATGATTTTTCTTCTGTGAACGGGACTTTAAAATTTCTACCGGAAAACGGAGAATACATCGAAAATATAGGATATGTAAGCAGCGAATTGGCTGACGAAAATGGTAATTTTCAAAAAAATCCGAAAATCACGATCACATTAGAATCAGGATATATCTGCTACGGAATGATGATTTATTTTAGGAATGTTGCTCCGGCAGAATACTCAGTAAAAACTTCTTACTTGGGAACCACTGTATTAGAATACACCGTGTCAAATCCAGAATTACAACAAGGATACCTTGGGCAATTAGACCGATTCGACAAAGTAGAAATTGAGTTTACGAAAGGGCATCCAAATGCCAGAGTAACGATAGACAATATTATATTTGGAGATTCAACGGATTACGTTTTATCCAGAGACTTTAATCTTTCTACTTCTCCAAGAGAAACACGGCAAGAAAGAATAAAATCTATATCCGTAGAAAGAACGCTTTACAAAGAAAATACAGAAGCCATAAAAGAGCTTACATCGGAAGAGGTGCTTTTAGAATCAGCAACACAGGAGTATACAGTATATCTTGCAAAAGCTTCTTACGGATTTTCAGTATCCACGGAATCTGCTAATACAACATTGTCAATCATTGATAGCAGCAGCTATTTTGTAAAAGTAAATATTGTCGGAACCGTAGGAGAAAAAGCGAGGATTTCTGTAAGCGGGCAAGAATATTTGCAAGATACACAAACCTATTCAAAAATTCACAATCAGACAGGAACCGAAAAAACATGGAAAAATCCTCTGGTAAGCTCATTGGAAATGGCTGTGGACATTGAAAAATGGTTGTCTACATACTATTTAGGTGATGTGGAATATGAAATATCATGGAACGGAGATCCGAGGACTGATGCAAACGATCTTTTCTTTTTAGAACTAAAAAACAGAGAAAATACAATGGTGCGTGCTTATCAGAACGAATTAAAGTTTACTGGTACATGGAGCGGATCATTAAAAGCAAGGAAGGCGGTGCTGTGATATGGCGTGGATCCAATCAAAAACAAATTGGACGGTCAGTGACAGATTTAATATATCTGATTACAACCGTATAAAAGGAAACCTGGATTTTCTGAAATATAAAGCGGAAACTCTTTATATGTCTTTTGACACACGAGACATGGGTCCAGAAAAAACCTATGTAGATTATATCTACGCAAGCGAAATAAACAAATTTGAAGAAAATCTTGAGAAAATAAATCAAAATATTTTTACTCAAGATTTTGGTGACAGACAGACATTTGTACCAAATGGTGTATTTATTACATACGATGAGCTGAGCAGAATCGAGTCAGCAATACTAAACATGTACAATTTATTAGACAGGCAAAAAGCCGGACTTATAAGATTGGCTTTTAGATTTGGAAATATGAAAGGAGTGCAAGTATAATGGCATTAAAAACAAATTTTACAGATGATATTTTAGCAGAATCTATGAACGGAAAACGGCAGTATAATGTTACCGAAAACAGTAACGGAACAAAATCTCTGGAAGATGTTACTGATTATCAATCTATTGGAAGCACTTTCTCTGCAAAGAACATGAATGAAACCAATGCTGCTGTTAATCAGGCATACGATGACATGGGGGATGAATTTAATCCAGAAGTTGATTATACTGTTGGTGATTATACTATTCGTAATAACAAAGTATGGAAATTCACTACTGCCCATCCAGCCGGTGCATGGGATGAAAGCCACGTAAAGGCAACTAAAATTCTTTCAGAAGCTCGTGAACTAACTGAGAAATCAGGAAATATTGAAAAGTTTGTTCTTGATTCAGCAAAAATTCCTACAGGACTTTCTCTTATGGCATTAAATGTAACAGATTTGGATAATCCACCAAGAGCATACTTCTTGAGTACGGCAATTAACCCAACTGGACTTCCAAACTTAGGAGGGGCGAATAGCTGCTTCGTTATTCAGCAAAATCCGTTGGTAGGCAATTTTAATGCACAGCTTGCTTTTTCTTTTGGATTAGATAAGATAGCAATTCGCAGGAAAGTGTCAAGTACAACGTGGACTACATGGAAATATTTTAGTGCATCATAATACTGGTTTCATGCATCGAATCGTAAATATAACTGAGAATTACTCTCAGATATACAAAGAGCAAATAATATTAAATTTTATATATCAAAGCCTCATATGTGACTTGCATATTCGCTAGTACAACACAATCTAAATACCATGAAGGTTGAGATGGATTAACGGTTATATTGACGCCGTATTGTGCTACATTTCTAGGTGATACGACTCTTGCAGATATAATTTTCACCTTATCTGCTGATAAAGAAGTGCTAATTCGTCCACCAGAATCTGCAACTCCTGTGAATTGTTGAGTATAGATCTTCTCAAACTGTACTCCATTTACCTACATCTTTTCTCTTATAGACATTATTGTTGTTAAGCGAATAGAATAATTGAATTTTTGCATTATCATCATACTTAATACTTTCAACAAATCCAGTATCATTTACCGGAATATTTTTATCAGTTGAGATACAAATATATATTGTGATTCCAACAGAAGATGGATAGGCATCATTAAGATCACCGGTTGGCAGTCTTTTTGGTATCAATATCTTCAGTGTCATTTGTAATATATTTTATAGCTGACGTAGTACCATGACTTGTTATCGCAATATATCCGATGTATAACTTGCTTTGATATAAAACAATACAAGGTATAGAGAATCCTTCCTTATCAGTTGGAATTGGATAATAATCAAATGGAGAATAATACAATGTTAGATTGCAAATTTTTAGAAACAGAAGATATAACATCTTATCATAGTGATATATTTGACCATCCTGTATATAAACATACGTGTAAGAAATGGAATAAGGATGTCATTCCTTATCTTCGTTGTAATGGAGAAAAATGTAAAAATTATACGAAAGTAAATACTTAAATTCTCAGTTAGTTCACCAACTAGGGCGGCGCAAACCGCCCTATGGAACTATATTGAGCAACGAAACAAGTAAAAAAATAAAGGGCAGAGAAATCTGCCCCTTAAATTGTCACTTTCCAACAAATATAATTTTATCGCTCTGCCAAAAGTTAATATCGTATTCAAGCTCAACGCTCTCGGCATCTTCTGGAACTTCAAAATATACAGATCCTTCTGATTCTCTCCCAGAGGACAGTTTTCCATCAAGTCCATTATCATCAACAATCCATGTTTGATCTACTTTTGAATTGTCTGCATAACATTCCCAATCAATCATAGTTGAAATTGCTTGGTCTGTATCCGAAATATTTTCAAACTTAAATGTAAACTGAAAGTATACATATCCATCTTTTGGCTGCAAAAATTCATTTCCGTTTGTATACTCCCCTGCGGACTCATAAGTAATTCTAAAATTATCTGTTTCAACTACATCGCCAACATTAAAAGTATTGTCAATTGATTGCGTACCAATTTCTGATAATTCAGATCCCACTTCTCCAACTTTTTCAGGATTTTTGTCTTTACTCATTGAAGAAGCAAATGTATCAATAAAAATAAGTGCAAATGCAACTATTAAAATTACTCCTAAACATCCTATACCTCCCTGCTTGCGCTTGCAATTAGGGCACACCTTTGCTTTTTTGGAGATTTCTGTCTGGCAATACTTACATACTTTGGTTTCGTTGTTTTCTTTCATTAACTTTTCCTCCCATGAAAATATATGCAGATTATACCACGGAAAAAGGTAAAAGAAAAGAGGCGGTAGGTTTTACCCCACCGCCTTAGTTTTACGTGAAACTGAAACCATTCCTTGCTTCTCTTTCGTTGATTGCTTTTACAAGCTCTCTACCGTCCACCGTGAAAGATGCATCTTTTTCGGCAATCTCTCTATTACTGTTTGCAATATCTGACAGATACGGAGCCAGGACCTCAGCAACTGCTGCTTTTACTCCTTCACGGATTCCTGCAACAATCTGCTCATTGTTTGCAACCGCTGTTTTTCCGTTAGAAAACTGACCAACCATTTCATTATGGTTTGCAAAAAACAGACCGTCCTCAGGGAATCCACCAACTTCATATTTTGGAATATTGACTTTTGAGATTGTAGCAACATTCACATGAGGAAGTTTTGAAACGCCAAGCTCACCAGCAACAGAATTATAATCGCTTATAAGACTGTTCATTGCATTCTTGATTCGAGAAAGACCGGCATTAAATACATCTATCATCCCATTCATAACAGATCCTATCATCTGCACGATTCCCTTGAATCCATAATACAATCCGTTCTTCATGTTATTTCCAAGTGCAGTCCATTTTGCGACTGCAAACCACGGAGTAACATTCGCATTCCACCATGCGTTCAAACTGCTATTCCAAAATGTGCGGAACTCCAACCATTTATATTGGAAACCACGGATTATATTATTAAAAATATTTGCCCATACCTCAGGAGCTAATACTGCTTCAATGTTAGATATCCACTCATGAATGGAGTTCATGGTTGTCTGAATATTTTCGATAATTCCATTGTTAAATCCAGCTATCGTATATCCGCCTATTTCAGCCATGACGCGGCTTGGGCTATGGATATCAAGACCATCCGTAAAGCCGGTTGTTATTCCAGAAACAAAATCAGCAATTCCCGTTTTGACTGTATCCCAGGTATTTTTCATGCCATCCCAAAGACCATTTATAGCATTTTCCCCAATGTCAAACAAATTATCTTTAAGATTTTTGAATGCATCTATAATTCCATTTGCTATTTCTGGAACTTTTTCAGTTACAAATAAAACAGCATTGTTCTTCCATTCAGAAAATTTTTTCATAACATTATCAAATGCTTCTTTAATGTTTTTGGGCAAATCTTCTCTGAAAAAAATTGATATGCTGTTTATAATTTCTGGAACTTTTTCGTTCAGATAAGCTATTGATCTGCTGGCAAAATTTTCCAATGTTCCAATAAATTCATCTATTGTATTGCTTAAGCCTTCAATTATTCCGAGAACAATATATCTTCCTATTGGCTTCATTGTCTCTGCTGGGCTATGAATGCCAAATACATTACATAAAGCATCCCATACGCATGTGAATAAATCTGCTATAGGCTCAACAACAAAATCAAGCACTCCTGCTATTCCGTCAATGATACCAAGAACAATATTTATACCACCTTTTGCAAAATTTTCTCTTGCAGAATCGAACATCGAAGATGTCAAATCAAAATTAAAAATTTTGTCAAAAATAATTTTGAGTATACCTTGCCCGTCAATTTCTATTGCAGATATCGCACCAGTAATTGCTCCAATAATTGCTCCTGCAATTGTGCCTGCTCCAGGAAACCATGATCCACCAACAGCTCCAGCAACCAAGCCTGCTCCAATTCTGCTTAAAGCTCTGTTTGCCCAGTCTGGAATTAAGTTTTTGATGCATTCTCCAATATTATCTAATATGCTAGTAGCGACAACATCAAATGCAGGTGTCCCAGGAAGAGCAAAACTTATTTTTTTAAGGCTGACTAATACCTTTGTGAGTGTAATACCTCCAGTAAAAATATTTAGCAAAGTTGTGCCTGCGGTTTTAAGAATTTGCGTTTTGTTTTTCCAAGTCAATGAGAGTAAAGCAACTTCAACAATAGCAGATGCATCCAGATTAAAAACTACGTTTCCAACACCTTCAAATACTTTTTCCCAATCTATATTTGTAATAGATTCGCTTGCAACTTTTAGTATTCCATTTGCCCAAGTATTCAAGGTTTCTGCCAATGCTGCAAAGTCAAAAGTAGCAAAAAAGTTATTGATTCCATCAGCTATGTTGTATCCAAGCTGTTCAAAATTAAATTCTTTGCCAAATGACAGCGCCGCATAAACTACCGTATTTAATGCGCTCGCAATAGTTTTTCCAACTTCTCCAAACAGAGTAATTCCGTTAGATCCAGCAAAAAGTCCATTAAGAAACTTTGCCAAACCAGTGCCAAAGTTTCTTGCTTTCTCATATACACTATCCCAGTCAATACTTTCCATTGCACCGATAAGTGCATCACGGATATACTCGCCCAACTGATACAGGTCTTTGATATTACTTTCAAAATCTTTCCAGATAGTGTCTGTCTTAACCAGACCACCAGAGCCAGCACCGCCACCTGCGCCACCTGCACCGGAACCAGAGCCGCCGGAACCGGAATTTGAATCATCCGGGTTAAGTACATTTAATTCGTCAATAGCCAGAAGATTAGTTTTCATCTTCTTTGTATTGTCAGCTGCTTTACCGGTACTTTCTGCCAGATCATCAGCTGAACTTGCCGCATCTGACCAGTCATCAGCTACACCACCGCCGGACACTTCAAATTTCCAGCCGAAGATTGCACCAAGGGCATTTGTTACCGTTGTTGCAAAGCTGATTACCTTCTGCATAACAAAATTCAGAGTCCGTAAAAACGGTTTGAATGCGTTAATCAGCGCACCACCAATAATGCCGCCTAACTGCTGGAAGTTCTGTTTCAAAATTCGTACTTGGTTCGCCCATGTATCGGCTGTCCTGGAGAAGTCCCCTTGCGCTGCCGTGGTATTTGCTAGGACGTACTGATACCGCAGCATTGCCTTTTCTGCCTGCGTCATGGACTTAATATCAGCATCCATACCGTTCTTCATTGCCCACTCTTTCAGAGTAGCCTGCGTCAGATCAAGTCCATATTTACGTAGCGGAACTACCATTCCGGTGAATACAGATTGCAGGTCTTTGGCAACATCTGCCTGATCTTTGTCGTAGAAAGATGCCATATCCGCCGTCAGTTTAGTAAGATTCAAAGACACATCGGACATAGAATCTGACAATCCGACATATCCATCCGTAGCACCACTTAAAAAGCTGTTTGCTTTCTCGATCTGTTTGCCGCCGACATCCATAGCAGTTCCCATAGCCTGGAACGTACTGGCATACTGCTTAACGGAAAGCTCAGACATACCGAACTGCTGAATGGAGTTCTGCACAAAGTCATTAACCTTGTACTCCATATTTCCGAACGTGGTACGGACAACGTTCTCAACCTCTGTTAAATCGGATGAGATGTCAATAGCATCACGAAAAAGTCCAAGTCCTCTAATGACCATCCAGTAAGTTGCGTAAAACTTACCGATTGCACCTGCCAAAGAAAATGCACTCTTTCTTGCGTTACCGGCAGATTTCGAGAATGAGAAAAGACTTGTCCCAAGTGATCTTGCCGCAGTACCACTAGATGCTCCTGTACGTGCCAGATTAGCCAGTGCCGTGGTCATCTGGATAATGTTCTGGCTGATGTATGGTGCTTTTGAGAGCGTCTCAAACAGGTATTTAAGGTTGTTTGCAAGCAAAGGTATATTATTTACCGCTCGCCCACTTGCAACACTTCCTAGCCTGCCTATGGACGTTACAAGGTCGGTTAAATTCTTGTTGTCAAACGACATAGAGCCGATCTGGTTCATTTGCCGGACAAAATTCTGTAACTGAGCAGAAATGCTCGGAAGATTTGCCATTGCCTGCGTTGCTGTCTTTCCGCCCAGCTTCGCAATAGCTTTAATTGTGTTGGTCAGCCCAGTAGGGTCAAACGTAAATGTTCCTACGCTGTTCATGCCTTGCACAAATTGAGCAAGCTGATCTTTTATGAGAACAAGGTTCTGCGCACCTTGTGTAGCCTTTGTACCGCCCAGTTTTGACAGTGAATTAGCTACATTCACTATTCCGGTCATATCGGTGTTAAAACCGCCAGAAACGCTGTTTTTTAGCTGCGTCATAGAACCAGCTACTCTGGAAATTTGAGCAGAATCCACACCTGCTACTTTCCCCATAGCAGTTGCCAGTGTTGTTATATTTCTGGAATTGAGATTCTGTGAAGCTCTGGTAATGCTATTAAGTCCAATAGCAACACCAGACATCTTGCCAACGTTGATGCTTAGGCTTGATGCCAGTTTCACCATGCTTTGAGCAAGTGCATCCAGCTTATCAGAAGCAGTTTTCGCATCCGCTTCAATCTTGATCTGAAGATCATCAATCGTGGTTGCTGCCATTTATTTCACCTCCACCATTAGTTTTTAAATGGTTAGCGAACACCTAAAACGGTGTCAGGTTGCTCGTTATAAGCAAAAAAGGGCAGTAAGCTTTGACACCTACTGCCCCATAAAATCAGACTAAAATTATGCCTGCACGATTGCCGCATCAAAACCGGCATTTTTCAGTTTACCTGCCATTGCCTGCGCATTTCCCTTTACCCCGTATGCGCCCACCTGCACCCGATAAAGAGCTTTTGGATTGCCAGTGGTAGTTTCCTCACCTGCATCTGCCTTTTCGGTTTCAGATATCGCAGAGACCTTCTCGCCGGTGATTCCGTAAACGATAGCTGATGCCATCTCATAGTAATTATAAAGTTTCACATCGTCCTTATCGTCCACGAAACAGCACTCAACCAGCATTGCAGGAGCCTTGGTATTTTTCAGCACATAAAGACTGGAATTTACCTTTACACCACGATTCCGGAAGCCTAATCTTGCAATAGCAGCACAGACTTTCTCAGCATAGACTTTTGCTTTGCTGGACGCAGAGTAGACCAGTACCTCGACTCCGGTTGTCTTACCATTGCCAGATTTATCATTCGCACCGGAATTGAAGTGGATGGATACATCAAGATCGACTTCATGCAGTCTGCATTTCTGCACGATTTTCCGTAATACATCTTTCTGTCCCGTGCCATTATCCACGGTACAGTCATAGACCGTATGTCCCAGCTGCCGGAACTGACTGATTACCTCATCCTTTACTCTTCTTGCCTCGGTTGACTCATTGATAAGTCCTACTGCTCCGCAAGCTACCTTTCCTGCCGGGTTATGTCCGGCATGTACGTTAATTCTCATAATAATATTTCCTCCTAATCAGGACTTTCTGGTAAACCTTGCTGCCTGAGAAGATTGATTCTCTGCTTCATTTCATACACAGCACATTCCTCTCTCGACTCGGTGTTACCAAAAGTATTTTCTTTTTCGTCTTGAAGCATCGGTTTTTCAATGTATTTGGACTTCGGATGTTTTGCAAAATTATGTTCAATGGCTGTAGCCACGGCAGACAAGCCGTAATTTCCTAACCATGCCCACATCTGTGCATCCTTTCTACGTTCCTGGATTGCATAGCCTTTCAGACAATATCCAAGTTTCGTGGGATTAAGGTGCTTGAACTCCTCTATTGAAATTCCGATGGAAAAAGCCACCGGGAAGTATTCTTCCCAGATTATTTTGTGCCAGTTGATTTCTGCTTGTGATCCTGCGGCACTTTTCTCGGCTTCTGATTCTCTGCCATCTGATTCAGCATTTTGGTGATTCCGGACAGCTCGAAAAAACCGTCCTCCTCCATGCATTTGCGCAGGTCTTCATACAGGTCTACATAACCGATTTTATTCTCTTTCATATATGATTTCATCAGCGCTTTTGCTTCTGTCTCTGATACCGGATTATTCTCCATCAGACCGACAAAAAATCCGGTACGGCAGATGTGCGGAATATCAGATACCATGTTGATTGTTCCGTTAATCATGTCTTTAGGTGTCGGATTATCCATGTCAGCCGCATCTTCCAGAAGTGCTGCACCGGAGACAATACGGAACATCATAGACACAAAGTCTTTTCTTTCTGCCGCTTCAAAGCTAAACTCTAATTTGTAGTCATTTCCATTAACTGTAATTTCTTTCATTTCTTTTCCCTTTCCATGAATCTGTTATAGGAAAGGGGGCAGTTCGTAGACCGCCCCACATTTCACCTTTACCACATATCAACTTCCGACTCAGCCGTTTTGTCATCGTAGCCAGTCACCACGGCTTTTCTGCTTTTAGCGTACTGGCTTATGATTTTTTTGTCAGGGTAATAGCAGTCGGATAACCGTTCTCATCCTCTGTTACCGCAACATCATAGTCATCCTCAATCCACTTCGGGACGGTCTGTACGGAAACCGTAGCAGTACCGGTCAGATGATCGTCAGAAGCCTCACCGGGAGCAAAAGCCTCCTGCCCAATGAATCCACAAATACCTTCAGAACCTTTTCCGTCAGTACCGTACAGGATAATGAAGTCGAGCTTCTTGCCCTCATTCTGAACCATCTCATCTTTGTACTTTTTCTCAAAAGCACCTTCAACTTCCATGGAACCAGCAGAACGTCTTCCCATCTCCTGAGTCTCAACAAGGTCTTCCAGAGTTGAAGTATCTACCATGTTCTGGGAGCCGAACGGGGACGGGATTGATTTTGCTCTGATAAGCAGCTTGTAAGTTCCTGCCCAGTAAGCACCTGCTACCGCGCTGGAACTCGGTTCCTTATAAGCAATTCTACTTTTTAAGCCTGTTGCCATAATTCTTACCTCCTAAAAATAAGTAAAAAAATAAGAGCATTGCTGCTCTTTATAATCTGTCGTTCCAATCGAACGTTCTTCTTGCCCGGAAGGTAGCTGACCACAGCTTATCTTCTTTCCGGCAATAAGGCATTCCGATTAACTGAAACGATAAATCCTTATAACGCTTTGCCACTTCGCTTGCTATGCTCATGGCTGTACTTCTGTCTTTGTTTGTAGTTACTTTGATCTGTGTGCTAAACAGCACGCTATTGATCTGCGTTTCCATATCTGGATTCAGTTCTACCGGCTCTAATGCCTGTATAAGAATCGTTGGGAATGTAGGTGTGGTGCTCGACTGCTCATCACGAGTGATAAGAGCTTTTGGGTACTTCTCATGAAGCTGAGCATAGATTTTTGAGAACACATTTGTATCAATGTCAAATGCCCATTGATTACCACTAGCCATTGCCGAACACCTCCTTTGCAATCTTTGAAATTTCCAGTATCAGTTCCAGATCGGTCTCGTACATGAACGGTCTGGACGGCATTCCTTTTGTCCAGTGCCACTCTCCGTCTCTGTAGTAAAACCAGCCGGATTCCCCATGCTCATTAACATCATATTTCCAACCTGATACAGATGCATTCGGGTGAGGATTATGCAAACCGGTAATACCAGTACCAAACTCAACATATTTCGCCCACGGGCAATCCGTGTAGACGATATAGGTGCTGCCATACTTTAAAACCATTCCCGGAGTCTTTTGTATGCTCGCCCACAGTTCACCAGTATAAACTGCGTTGTGACTTTGGATTTTCATTTGAGCAATTTCTACACCACGTTCTGCCAGACGCTCCGCAAACGTCCGGCACTTCGCAATGATTTCTTTTTTGTACTTCAAAATCTCTTTTGATGCATCCCGAAATGATTTTTCTGACAATGATACTGAAATGGTTTTTGACATATCACTTCACAACTTTCTGTAGTAAAAACAGATCAACAGTCAGACCCTCATCAGCAACTCCCTTAACCTCATAATCAGCTGTTGTGCTGTCCACCAGTCCAGAATCATCATAACCGACTTCAGACTTCTTCCAGACCACATCACCGGCTTTCAGAGGAAGGTATCCTTTATCGGTAACGATCTGTACATAAGTGCTACTGTCATCAACTCCAAACTCTTTTACCAGAACTTCGCTCAACTTATTACTGATATTAGCGTAGAACTCTTTTGGTTCTGAAAAACCAACTTTCTCATCTGCAATCAAAGGGATTTTGTTACCGTCACCATCCACGTAGTATTTGATGTTTCCATCATCATCTTTCTCATAGATGGTGACTTTTTGACCGTGCTGCGAATACTTCATCAACTGCTTATTGATGTCAAGCATCTTTCTTTACCTGTTTGTAGACCTGATTTACTCCGGTGCTGGCCAGACCGCTCACAATACCAACTGCAATTGCTGTCATAATGTCACTTGCCGGAAACTCCGGCATAACATACATTCCAATTGCACCAAGGGTTCCGCCGGACACTCCGACGATAACAGGAATAAGATTATCTTTAATGCTCGGAATAGTCTTAGCTCCCAATCCGATCAGATAGCAGATAACGATGATTGCTAAAGATGTTCCAATCTGTGTGATATCCATTACTCTTTCCCTCCACTTCTTAAATGTAGTTCTTGTATCTCGTTATACATTTTGGTTACCATTCCATTTCCGCCCAAAGCATGGTAGGCATTATACATCTCAACAAAATTGTCAAATGCGTATGACGGAATCTCGCCTAACTTAACGTATTTATCGTGATACTCAATCAGTTGCACGCGCAAAAGAAGCATCGTTCCCTTGCTGTTTGCGTCTCTATCCTTTTTCTGCTGTTGCAGAAGCCAGACGATATAGCCCAGAAAAATAGGAAGGACTATGATGTATGTCTGTAATAAAAAGTCTTTCATTTATATCTCCTGCATTTTTATTTACGTACCGCCCTCCACCACCTATAGCACGCCCCTGCTACCTTTTTCGTTGCTCCGCGAAAATGGTAACGCTCAATCTACTAAAGTGCTTTTACAAACGGATATACACCGGCAAAAAGATTTTCACGGTCTTTCCATGTTCTGCTCACACCATTTTCTGTGTAAGCAGCCATGTAAGCCTCGCCTGCCTGTGACTTGTCATACACAGCAAGATTAACTATGACTCCCTCATAATTCTTCATATCACTGTCGATCTGTTCCTGCGTATAACTGCTCGGATACATCCGTCTGCTCGTTACTTCCTGCTGTGCCTGTTCAATCAATTGCTCAATCAAAGGATTGTCTTCCTTATGGTCAAACACAACAGAATCGTCCGCATCAATATAAAATTGTTTCAACCGGATTTTCACCTGCTCAACCATCGTGTATGCCATAAGGATAACCTCCTACAAATTGAGCATATTGATAAAATAATCTTTCAGAGCCGTACCGGTCATATCTTCATATCCCGGAACGGCATTTTCCGCAGCAAGGGCTTTGAGATCATCAACGCTCATTCTGTTAATCTCCGTTTTGGTATGCGCTTTCTCAAAAGGCAAAGAAGAGGCAGATTCCTCTACCTCTTCGATAGCGTCTCCTGCGTGATACCATTTTCCATTGCGTTTTACTGTGTACTCTGCAACCATTCCGGCACCTCCTACGCAACTTTCATTACAACAACGCTGTCCATTCCCTCAAAGGTAGGCAGACCGATCATGGATACTACGCAATGAGTATTGATCGGGTGGTTGGTAGCATAGGTGTATACGGAAATTCCGGTTTCTACGATGGACAGATTGCCGTCGGTAAGGCTTCCACTTCTTTCTTCCGGGGTCTTGCCAAATACGTAATCGCCAAGATATACGCCTGCACAGGTAGCAGATACAACGCCGGTCGGAACAAAATATTTTGTCTTGCCGTCTGCCGGGTCGATATACAGTTTGTCGTATACCTCGATCTCGATTCCGTAACCTCTAAGGTATTCGGTAACCTGAGACTGCTGTAAACGGATGCCTCCCTGGTATGCCACGATTCCAAGTACCTGCTTTTTGGTGTCTTCTGCTTTCAGAACCATTTCCCAGGTTTCGGTGTTCATGGTAAATCTGGTAAGAGAATAACCGGTCTTTTTAGCAAAGTTACGTCTCTCTTCAATCAGATCATCCAGCGGGGTCGCGGTTGCAGATGCAGACCATTTATCAGTAGAAGAGCTGGAAATATCAACGAAGTGATCTCTCTTATGTTCAGCTCCGTCATCACCTGTGTAGTCAACATAGAAGCTCTTTCCACCGATGGTTACCTGTACTCTCGGAATACCATCAGCCGGTGCAAGCAGCTGCCAGATCTGACGCTCCGGAACAACTCTTGCTCCTTCAATGAGCATCATCGGTTTCTTACTGATCTCACGAAGGACATCGTTTGCAAGTGCAGAGTTTTCAGAGCTTCTGTAGTTGTCGTACATCTGCTCCTCTTCCTCTGTTACCATGTAAGACTCACGGTAAAACGGCATTTTGTTCTGGATGTCGGAAAATCCGCCAACATCTCTTAACGCTGCCTGCGCATCGAAGTTAGATGCTTTCAGAGATACCGGAAGACCATTCTTTCCTTTGATGAAACGAAGAGAAAGACCATCCTGTTTTCTGGTTCCAAATTTCTGACGTCCAAGGTACGGTGCTGCACCAAGGGTCTTTTCATAATTATTCCACAGTACCCCAAGGCTTCTTGCGGTAAAGGCTTCTGCTAAAGGTAATGCCATATCTTATTTCCTCCTTCCGATTAGACGCTTGCGATTTTCGGTGCGCCGTAAAAAGTAACTCTTGGTGTTGCTTTTCTCGCATCGTCTGAAATCGTCAGGCCCTTAACTTTCTCCCAGTCAACTGTTCCCTGGTAAACGTATGTACCCGGCGCATCGCCCTGGGTTACATCGACATCCTCTAAAAGGTATCCAAGACATTCATCATCGTTGGTCGGCCACGGTGTACCTGCCGGAACGATTTTGTTACCGTTTGAATCCGGGCTGGATACAGTGGACTGCAGTACCAAGCATGCTGCTCCCTCATACGGGAAGAATTTCAGAATGCCTTTGCTCTGTCCAAATTCCCTGATAATAGGTTTTCCCATAAAAATTTCCTCCTTAAATCACATAATG